GGAAGGAAGACATATTCTACATTTGATTACACCTATAAGATATTATGGAGTAGAGAAAGATGGGGAAATGCCTATAAGTTTTTCCCTATAAGAAGTTTTAAACGAAGGCTCTATAGACTCATAGTAAGAGGAACTGGAGTAGATTATATGGAACTAAAAAAATAACGTTTATGGCAAAAAGTAAAGCAAAAACAGAAATACCTTCTATAGTACAGAAGAATGGTGATAGTGAAATAAGATTTACTATTGAATCAATCGAAAATGGTTTTGTGGTTACACGCAACGAGAACAAAAAAGACAAGAAAGGTAACTATGTTTATGAAAGTAAAAAATATTTTACGGAAATAAATCCTATTGCAGAAAGTGCGGACAATATGTATAAAATTATTGAGGCCGCCCTTGGAACTGAAAATCTTTAGTAGATGCTTAATAAGAGTACAATAGAATTAAGAATTTGCTATATATGCAAAATAGAGAAACCACTTTTAGAATTTTGTAAACGCTATGATTATGGTGAGGATTATTATAGGAATAAGTGCAAAGATTGTACAAACTATTACAATAGACAATATAAAAAGGCTAATATAGAAAAAGTAAAGGAAGGAAGAAAAAAGTATTATAAAAAAAATAAGAATAAAATACTGGAGGCCAGAAAAATAAGAGTCAAGAAAAATTTAGAGCATTATAGGAAATTGTGGAAAAAATACAATATAAAAAGTAAAGATAAAAGAAGAGAAAACTATAAAAAACATAAAGATAATGGTGATATTAATAGATATTACAAAATTAAATATGAAACAAATATAAACTATAAGATAACCTGTTCCTTGAGAAGTGTATTTTATCATGCTATAAAAAATAACTCTAAAAAGAGTTCGGTATTAGAGTTGCTAGGATGTACTATCGAGGAACTAAAAATATATCTTCAAAGTATGTTCAATGAAAAAATGAATTGGAAAAATCATGGAAAATATTGGCATATAGATCACATAATTCCTTGTAGTAGTTTTGATATGTCCATAATGGAAAATCAAAAAAGATGTTTTCATTATACAAATTTACAACCTTTGTATTGGAGAGATAATTTAGTTAAAAGTGATAAAATATGCTTGACGGAAAATACATAAGTGTTAAAAGAATAATAGAAAAGGTATATTCAGATAATAGTTATTCATTTGAACTTCCAATATCTGATCTTATCGAATGGATTGCGGATGTATTAGACCTCATAGATTATCCCGACCAATACGAAAAGAAGATTACTGGATATAAAGATTATCCTCCTTTTGATATTAAAGATTGGAAAGCCCCTTTACCTTGTAATTTTCACCAATTACTTCAGATAGCTGTAGACGGCTATCCTGCTTATCCTGCTAATCATAATTTCCATCATCTAATGAGTGGTGACTGTTGTGGGATAGATGATTTAGGACAGGTAAAAGGAGATTCCTTTACAGATAACTTTGGAAATGTCTTTCAAACCTCTTTGGGAACAAGGTATAACAGTGATCCTATAACATATACTTTAAACAATGATTGGATAACTCTCTCAAATCAAAAGGGAAGAGTATGTATGAGTTATCTTGCTTTTCCTACAGATGATGACGGGTTTCCTCTTATACCGGATGATGTTTCATATAAGGAATGTGTTAAGTGGTATTTGACTCACAAGCTGGATTGGATAGAATTTAGAAAGGGAAGTATCTCAAGGGAAATATATAACATAAGCGAGCAGAAATATTTATGGTTTTTGGGTTCTGCGTCAACTAGTGCTAAAATACCCGGACTGGATAAGATGGAGAATATAAAAAATCAGATGCTACGAATGGCTCCGAAAGTCAATTCTTATGCTTCTTTTTTCAAAGACCTTGCGTTTAGAGAAACTCGTCCTTTAAAATAGTATTCATGGTATGGCGGAATTACAGATCAATAGTTTTTCGAAAGGCTTGCAAAAAGATCTTGCTAAAGAATTTCTTGCCAAAGAAATGTATATAGATGCACGTAATTGGCATCTCATTAGTGAAGCTGGATCAAGTTCCGGAATTTTGGAAAATGTCAATGGAAATAAATTATCTTTTACTTTTCCTGATACTTCACCTGTTTATAAGATAGTTAAGGTTCCCAACGTATTTGTTGGAAATCCTGTAGTAACTATAAACTTTGTTTCTTCCCAACTATTTAATCACTATAACGATAGTGATATAGCTTTCTACAAGGCACTTGCTGATTTAATAAATTTAAACTACACTAACTTAGGAATCGTTGCTGTTGAAAATGAAGAAAGCGTTCTTGTATACTCTACTACTCTAACCTCTTTTACTCTTACCACTATAGGAGCTCTTACAGTAACTACGGAGGTTCCTTCACAAACTAATCTTCGTATCATAGGTTGGGATACCATGAGGGATGACTTTATCATTCTTACCTGTTCTAATAACAACCCTTCTACTGGTGGTCCAGGCCAAATCTGGAGATTACGATATGACTTTTCCACTATAGGATCTACTTTTTCTAAAACTCTTACCTTACTTTACAACAATCAAATATCCTTTTCTAAGGAACATCCAGTAGCTTCTCCTGGCGCCATTATAGCAAGATACGAAAATACTAATATACAAAATGCCTACTGGACTAATAACTTTCATAAACCTAAGAAGTTCAATACTATAGATCCTAAAGGTTTCGCTATTCCTCCAGTAAATCTTGATATGTTTCCTTCTGTGGATTTTTCCGTTCCTATATTAGATTTAATTAGTACTGGAGGGACTCTTTTATCTGGAACATATCAAGTTACTTATAGATTGAAAACTAGTTCAGGACAAGAATCAACATTTTCTTCTTTGTCTAATATGATTCCTATATCTGGAAGAGAGGAAAATAATGGACTTACAGATTTAAGAAATTACTATGGAATAGAGGAAGGACTAAATACTGTAAAAAAGTTTAAATTTACTGTAAGAGAGGTTGACACAGATTACAAAAAGATAGAAATAGCTGTCATAAGATGGGGAAGTAGTCCAGACATTCCAGAGGATATTATTCTAAAGCCCGAAGAACCAGTATCCAATAACGGAATAAATACTTTTGAGGTTGCAAATTTAACAGGTTCATCTTTAACTGTTTCAGAACTTCTTGCCTTTAAAGGAAATAAGTTAGATAGATTTAAGACGATGACTTCAAAGGATAATGTCCTTGTTGTTGGAAACATCAAAGAATCTTCTCTTATACTTGATTATGATGCAAGAGCAAGAAGATATAACTTAAACTCAACTTCCTATTCTATAGAACCTAATCCAGATGAAGGTGATGACATCAATCCTAATCAGGATTTTAATAGTTCCACAGCGTATCTTTATCAAAGCGATGGACTAACAGTAGGAGGATCAGGAATTAATATATCATATAAAATAAAACAGTCTAACTTTTTTCAGGATAGCTATTATGTGGGCAGTGGGAATGATGTAAACGGAAACAATTTTAATTCATTGGCACTTTCAGGTTCTATGGTTCCTCCTGCTGTGCCATTCAAAAGTCCGGATAAGCGTTCCCATTTTCATAGTCTTGGAGTTGCTAATCAAACCTATTTTCAAGACTGGTTCTTTGATACCTACTTGAGTCCCTACAATCACGGATTGTTTAAAGGTTATATGAGAGATGAGACATATCGCTTTGGAATAGTATTTTTCGATAAGAACGGTAATCCTGGATTTGTTCATTGGATAGGAGATATAAGAATGCCTCAGATGTGGGATTCTGCAGGTTTAAGAGCATTTCCTGTATGTAATGTATATAATAGTGAAATTAATATGAACAATGGTACTTTTAATTATACAAGAGGATCAGTTGGAGGACACTATTCTACAAGACATACTTTAAATTATCAAATAAACTACTTTGGATCGCCTATTACTGGACTTCCCCAGCCCTGGACTACTACCCATCCTTTGTACTTGCAGTTTACAGTAAACATTCCTACTTCCATAAGAAGTCAAATAGGAGGATTTTCTATTGTTAGAGCGGAAAGAAAAAAAGGAGATAGATCTATTGTATCACAAGGGGTTATTTTTCCAACTACGGAGGGAAATAATGAATATGTAGCCGGTTACATTGATGGCGGTAATTTTATTTCTGAACTTATACTCAATAATAATTTTGTAGGATTTTTTCCAGAAGACTTTTTTAACGATGACCTTTCGCTTATATCAGGAGACAGAATAAAACCCGTATCCACTCTTGGATTAACAGTTCAGGAACCTATAGCCACTTTAAACACTAATACTCCAGGTGCCCAAGTGATAAAATTATATGATGCTAGAAGACAATCTTCTATCAGTAGTTCCTTAATAAATAGTGTTGTAAAGCTAGGTCTAAATGATGATGCTTCCATAATAAATGATTATCTAAATATAGGATCAACAGTTTTTCATAACTACGGAAGTGATAGCGAAACCTATGCACAAAAATCTTTATTATTGGGTTTACAAGACACCGCTGCAACTTTTGTTAATAGCGATCCACAATTTAATAAAAGTACATTAGTTAATTGGGTACGTAACATATCTTCTAGTCAATATGGAGGAAACACTATATCTCAAAGAAGTAATACAGATTATATCTCTTGTGGTCACTTTCAGCCTATAAACAACAACTCTCCAACATCTTTTACTTTTGATTTATATGGAGGAGATACCTTTGTTCCTATTTGGGATTTTCAAAGGGTAGTAAGAGCTAGACCTGGTTTTACTGGTAGAAATTTAGTGAGTGACTCTGAGATAGATTTTGTCCCTTTAGAGACTACCATAGACATAGACATGAGAGAAGGTGTTACAGGAAACAGGGCTGGTCTTGCTCAGTTTGCAGACACATTTAACAGTTCAGTATTGTTTAATAATGCTAATCCACTTGCCAATGTAGAAGATATTGTAGCTCATCCTCACTTTGACTATGAAAATAACTTAAGGAAATTTAGTATTCAACCAGTTGATTTTGTTCCTACTAAAGAGTTTGATAACTTGATAAGAGCGTCTCAGGCAAAGACAAACGGAGAAGTAGACGACTCTTGGACAAACTTTGCTTTGACAGATCAGATAACCGTAGATGGAAAATATGGTCCTATAAATAACCTTGTTGCTTTTAAAGACACCATAATATTCTTTCAGGATAATGCTTTTGGTACTTTAAGCGTATTTCCAAGATCTGTAACTCAAGATCAATCCGGAGACCTCCAATTAGCTAGTGGTGCTAAGTTAGAGGATTGGGATTATATCTCTAATGAAGTTGGCTGTTTTCATCAATGGGGGATGACACAATCTGACTCTGGTATATTCTTCTATGATGCTAAGAGAAGGAAAATATATATATATAATGGACAAAGTGTTAACCCTTATTCAGATGTCAAAGGTCTTCAATCATATCTATACAATACTTTTATAGGAAATCTAAATACAACAGATAATCCTATAGTAGACTCTGGAGTAACAGCAACATTTGATTATCGTTTTAATGAGGCTATCTTTACTTTCAAAGATAAGATACCGGCAGTATTCGGTAAGATACTACATGCAGGTTCTTCCTATACTTGGATTATAGATTTGCCAAAATCATTTACGGATACTCTTTCTCCTGGAAACATCATAGTAATAGTTAATCCTAACGGAGTTACTAATAATATTTCTGTACAAGTGGTAGAAGAAGACCGAATAAAGGTGGCAGCAGGACTTGGTTCCTTTGCAGAAGGAATTTCTATACAGATTAATTCAAATCATAGAATATCTGAAACTGTTGCATTAAATGAACAAATAGGTGCTTTTACTTCTTTTTATGATTACAAGCCTTCTCTATATCTAAATAATAAGAGAGTAATACTGTCTCCTAATCCGGCTAATGAAAGGCAGGTTTACATACATAATTTCGGAAATAAAGGAAACTACTACGGAACTTATTTTCCTTCTACCGTACAATGTGTGGTAAATCCTCACTTTAATTCAGTTAAGGTTTTCGACAACCTTAGCTGGCTGACGGAGACCTTTGATGCTAGTGGAAATGAATTATCTAATGTAACTCATAATCAACTAAAAGCTAGAACAGGATACCAAGATGGTGGAACAACTACTTTGGTTCCAAATTCCAATATTAGAAGAAGAGAAAGAATTTGGTCTATGTCCGTTCCAAGGGGAAAAGAGAGAGAACGGTTAAGAGATGTCTATATGGAAGTAGATTTAAGCTTTACAAATAATGTTGATAGGAAGATGTTGTTTCATTACTTAAACACCTTTTATCGCAAGTCTTTCATATAGATAAAACTATAATATAAAATATTATCGTAAATATTTGGAAATCTCATTTATTATTCGTATACTTGCAAAATTTTATTAAGTTACAGGGGTGTGTTTTTAAGTTCTGACCTCTTGGGAGAGAGTAATACCCTAATAATCTCAGAAATATTAAAGTTGATTTTCTTTTAAAGATCTGTCAATCCGGGCAATGTTCGAACGTTTTAAGGAAAATAATTCACTTAAAACTAGTAGTCGAGATAACAACCCGGTAATAAATGCACATACAACCCGGACTTGGGGTATTTAAGTAAAACAGACAAAATTTGCAATATCATAAAAAATTATCTTGATATAGCTTAGACTCTAAAACAAGTTATAGAAAAAACTATTTTTAGTTTCGAAGGGGTAATTTTGTAATCAGCTTCTCTAACTTTCTCGCTCAACGGCTTCTCGCTTTAAGGGTGTGCATTTATATATCTCGTATTGTGTGCACCCCAGAGAAGTCTTTATAAAAACTAACTAAAACTAAACTAAAATGTCAAAACACAGATGGATACAATCCGCAGTTAGATCCATAAAAAAACGTGGAACAACTGGAAAGTGCACTCCCATTTCAAAGGCGGGCTGTTCTGGTCATGCAAGAGCTCTTGCTCTGACCTTCAAGAAAATGGCCAGAAACAGAAAAAAAGAACATGGAGGAGAAATTGAAAAATATCCGTTTGGTGGGGCTATCTCCAAAGGTATCACAGGTATTGCCAAATCTCTTGGTGCAAGTGATAAAAATGCACAACTCTGGGGAAGTGGAATATCTACACTTACTGGATTTATTCCCGGTATGCAAGATAATCTTTTACAGGGAGCAGATCTTATTGGTGACATAGGAACAGCTACTGGACAAAAAGAACTTATGCAAGCTGGACAGTTTTTACGACCTGCTTCCAATATTGCTGGATTATTTTCTGGAGATATCTTTGGAAAGACTTCTATAAAGAAACATGGTGGAAATGTTGCTTTTGCCTCTTATCATAATCTATCTCAAGATGCTTACAACAAGAAAGTTATCAATGTAGAAGGAAGTTCTGGAAATAGAGGGGGAGAATTAGAAGTATCGGGAGGAAAAGTTATTACTGATTACTCAAAAAGGCCTCCGCATCCCGAAGATGAAACCGAAACAGACCTATACGGAAACGTTCTTGCTACTCCGGGAAACATTATTATTCCAAAGAAACAAAGAGATTCTTATCTTGAAGGAGACAAAATAACTAGATCTACTATTGAAACACAATTAAGGAGAGATCAATTAAAGAGAAACAGTGAGGAACTGGCTTACTATAGACATGGAGGAAAGGTAGATAATAAGACTAAAGAGGAAAAGCGTAAAGAACAAATAGAAAATGCTATTTTGAAATCTGATGAAGATTTTACTTTGCCTTATCCTTCTGCTGATATAGATTTCTTTGATAAAAAAGGTAACTTAAAAAATGATAAAAAGATACAGAAGTTAATAGCAAGGTCTACTAAAAAAGATTTTAGAGAGTTGAAAAGAAGGATTAGAACTTACAATAGGCAACAATCTAACATAGAAAATCTTCAAGGAATATTATCTGAAACCGGAGGAGGACAATTACCAGAACAACGTTATAGACCCGATTTTGGATTTAAAAGAGGGGGAAAAATAAAAAGGTATGATAAAAATAGTATTGTAGATGAACTAGGATATTCTTATCCAGGAAAAACAACTCAACCGTTTGGATCACAACCTTCTTTTTATCAACCAAGTACTTTTAATACTGGGCAACAGAATAATCCTTATTATGATGCTTCTTACTTTTCTGGATTATCTTCTTCACAATCGGGTCAAGGAGACCAACAAGGTGGGGTTAACTTTTCAAGTTTACTTCCTTATGCAGCACCTGCTTACAATATAGGGATGGGTTTGCTGGGGCAAACTCCAGAAGTAGAAGCATTTCAGAATCCAGAAGAGACAAGGATAAAGAAACTTATGGGAGATAGAAAAATAGATCTTGCTCCGGTATTTAGTGGCATTGATACCTCTGAAGCTTTTGCAAGGAAAAACCTTAGGAATATATCAGGTGGTTTACAAGCTGCTCAATTAGAAGGTCTTGGTGCCATTCAGAGAACTAGTGCTGATGCAAGAGCTAAGGCAAGATTGGAAGCACAAGGAATGAATCTTGGTTATAGAGGAGAGGAAGCTCAAACTTTAGGATCTTTAGGACAACAAAATGTTGCAGCAAGAGAAAGGCAGAGACAACTTCAACTTTCTATGGAAGCTAATCAAGCTCAATATTTACCTGCTGGAATTGGTCAACTAGGACAAATAGGTAGAGACATAGACCTTTTAAAAGTTCTTAAACAGTTAGGATACACAGGAAAATAATATGGCAAATAGATTAAATCTTTCAACTGGTAACCGTCAGAGTGGATTGGGTCCTCCTGCGCAGTATACACCTCTGCCTTTTCAGGAATTAATAGCTGCAGGACAAATATTAGATAAAAAAAGAGCTCCAGGTAATCTTCCGGATTTTCCAAAATTTGATGTTCATGAGGCGGATTTAGATGATTACGAAAATATACTAGGTGAAGTTGATAAGAGGTTTGAATCTATTTATGAAAAAGATCCAACATTAAAGTCTCCTTTTGCAAGAGAAGGTATAAGTAGAACATCAAATGATCCTAGCCTTAGAACAAAAATAAAAACTTTAGAATTGGGAAAAAAGAGAGCAGATGAAATGAGATCTGCTATATCCTTAGACGCCCCAAAAAATAATGCTGCTGGAGTATTTGCTAATAATTGGAAATATGGGCAATGGGAGGAGCAGGGAGGAACTTTTAAAACGGATCCTTCTACAGGAAGAGAATATGTGGATATTCCTGAAGTACAAGCATTGATAAGTAGAGAGGACCCAAGATTAGCTTTAAGAGAAAATGCAGATAATATGCTTTCCTTAAGGACATATACAGCCAAAGATACTCCTTCGGGAAGACTGCTTAAGACCTTTGGAGTAGAAGGTAAAAAGTTTGAAGATGCTGTTGCTTTAATGGGATACAGATATAATGAATCCATAAATCCAGATACTAAAGAAACTTCCATTTCTTACGATTTAGTGAATCCTCAAATAATGAAGGATTATTTCCGTACTAATTCTGGAAGATCTCTTATGGCTGATATATCTTATGAAGAATATCTTAAGAGTGGAATATATTATCATCCTGATGATATAATAAGCAATTCGGAAATTTTTAATGCCTATCTTCCTGTTGTAGAACAGAAGTATAGAAATATAGCATTAAGGGAAGCCGCTGAAGTTACCGGGATGGAAGAATTTTATAGTTCTAAATTTATACCTGAGCGTACTACAGATGAGGAAGGAGAGAGATTTCCGGTAACAGCTCTAGCTCTTCCAACAAGTATACCTAATAAAGTTTCAGAAACATTCTTTGTTAAAGAAGGAAAGATTCATATAGATAAGAATACTAGGGCCGAAGTATTAAATATGCTTGCTAAAGAAGGTCCTCCTACTATGGGAGTAGGATACAAAACAGTTGCCTTTCTTCAAACTCTATTTGGAGAAAAGGATTTAGTAGACGAAAAAAATCCTACATACAAAAATATATCTGATCATGCAAGAGCAGAAGGAATCTTACCTGTAGAACCGGTATCAGAGGAATTCCAAAATACTAAAGTTACAGAATATCTTAATAAAAGAGGTAAAGAGAGTGTTCAACCTGCTGTAAACTTAAATGTAAATTCTAAGTTTAAAAAGAACTTTAATGATATATTCTTTGATTCAAGCACTAAAGAAAATGTTGTAGGTGCGGGATCTGCTAATCTCTTTAAGTTCATCAATCAAGAAGGAAAAGTTATTCCAGGACAAAAGTTTCAGGAAGATAATTTAGGAAAAAGAGTTAGTTATTCGGGAAGCATAGATAAAGTATCCGATCCCCACGAATATGGGTCATCTTTAGTATTTGTAGGGAAGGATCAATTTATAATGTCCCCTACAGAAAGTATTAAGAGTGATCCTGCTTATACTACTAATGGAATACTAAGAGCTAGTCAAAGTCATCTATTTCAAAATGATTTTGAGATTCCTGCAGGTAGGTTTAGAAGTATGTATAAAGTAACTGATAATATTCCTCCTGTCTACTATTATGAAGTTGAAAATTTAGATACTAAACAAAAAGCGTTCTATGGGTTCTCTGATAGAACTTTTAAAGAAATAGAAAATCCAGATGCCAAAAGATAAATTCCTTGAAGTCTTACCTTTAGATGAGAATATGATGGTTATGGAACCAAAAGATTCTTTAAACAGTATAGGTCTTCCTAAAGTTCTTCCCTTAATATCTACTGGATCCGATATAGGTCCCGGTGGAATATCTTTTCCGGAACCTTGGCTTACACAGGCAAGGTTTGGAGAATTCAAGAATATAGATATAAAGAAAGACGTTGGATTGATGTCTGGACTTCGTCAAGAAGATATAAGGACAGAGAATCAATCCGCTTGGAATCTCTTTGGAAATACCCTTGCTCAAGTTGGAGGACAGTTAACTTTAGGAACGGTGGAAGCAGCTTCCTATCTTCTAGATTGGGAGATGTATGCAAATCTTATTAAAGGAACCGAAGACGAGTTTACTAATTTTGTTGCTGATGCAATGAAATCTGGACAGGAATCTATAGAAGAAGGTTTTCCCATAGAAAGAACTTTTGAGTCAAGAAGACAAGGATTTGACTTAGCTGATCCTACTTTCTGGGCAGAACATGCTCCAGATATAGCAACTACTGTTTCATTGATATTTCCTGCATTGGGAGCAGCTAAAGCGGTGTCCGCTTTAGGTAAAGCTACTAAAGCAACTGCTAAACTTGGAAAGGTAGGAATACAAACTCTTGAGGGAGTAAGTGCTGCCATAGCTTCTCGTATGGCTGAAAATACTATGGAGTCATATCCTGTTATGGAACAACTTTTCGAAGAAGGAATTAAAAAAGGACTTTCCGAGGAAGATGCTAAACTAATAGCTGGGAAGAAAGCATCTAAACTTTGGGTAGCAAACTCTGCAAATCTTATCTGGGATATTCCTCAATATATGTTTCTATTTAGAGGAATGGGAAATACCAAAGCATCTGCTTTATCAAGAGGATTTAAGCAAAAAATAAAACCACTTGTTAAAACAACATTGCAGGAATCCGCAGAAGAGTTTGATCAATTTGTAATGCAGGAAGAGGCATTAAGAAGTGGCAGAATGGCGTTTGGAACAGAAGAACGTCCCGATACTCCATTTTATCATAGGTTTGCTGAATATTTAAGGGATGATGAGGCTTGGACAGCTGCTTGGTTTGGAGGTTTGGGGGGAGCTGTATTTCATGGAATTAGTGATATTGCAAATAGGTCAAGAGATATAGAAAGAAGGGGAGCTATAAATTCTGCAGAAATGGCAAATGCAGCTGTTCTGAAGAATAAAGAGATGTATAAGGCTGCTACCAATAAGGTTTTCTTTGACTTGGCTATGAAGAATGCTGTTGCTGGAACCTTAGATAGGATGAGAAGAGAAGTATTTTCTATAAAGGATATGTCAAAAGAAGATGCTGTCAAGTGGGGATTAGATGAAATTACATATAGGCAAGATGCTCAAAAAAGGTTAGATGATTTAGATTTCTTTGAAGATACCTACAATAGAGTATACAATACTGAATATGCTAATCCTATTATAAAGAATGAGATGATAGCTAACTTGGTAGAACAAAGGTTTAAGGAAGAATCTATAGGAGAACTGGAAGAAGAAATATCTAATCTATATAATAAGTATAGATCTTCCTATAAGAAGGCCACTTCTGATATAGAAGAATTAAAGAGAAAGAAAAATAGACTTGCAGCAATCGAGTCCACATTAGATAATATTGATATATCTATAAAGAAACTTAAAAGTAAGAAGAAATCAACTGAGTTTTTAGACAAAAAGAAGGAAGTTCTCCTAAAAGAAAAAGATGTTCTCAAAGAGAAAGGAAAAATACTTAAAGAAAAGATTCTAAAAGACGAGGTTCTAAAGGTATCAGAATTGGTAAACATAATGGAATCTTCTGAAGATGAGAAGATAATAGAACTAGAAGTTTCAAAAGAGATACAAACTTCCTATCTTGAAGATCTTAAAGAGGGTTTTAAAGATTTGAAGGATACTAAGAAGCAGAAAGAAAGAGAAGAATCTTACAAAGAAGAAGAAAGAAAGATTGTTAGGGAAGAAGAAAAGGAAAAAAAGGTTAAAAAGAAGGCTTCAGAAAGGAAAAAAACAGAGGAAAAGGAAGAAAAGGTAGAATCTACTCAGTACAACGACCCAAAAGAGGTTGCTAAACTCAATTTAAGCGCATTAGAGGCACTTAAAAAAAGATTTGATACCCAGATACCAGAAGAAATTTTTAGTGCAGTAGAACGCATTAGAGACGTTGCTATAACAAAAGGAATAAATAAAGATTTTTTAGACGAATTTGACTTTGGAGAAAATTCCGAATCTAGGGTAAAAGTAATATCCGAAATACTATCAAGTACCGAACGTAATAAAAATATAGAGGCTCTTAAAGATGCTATATTAGAATCCTTTGAAGATTTAAACTTTGTGGCTGTCTGGAGAGACGTTGGGTATTCAGCTAAAGATTCCAAAGGAAAAAGGGATCCTGAAAAAGATAAAAAGGATACTTCCGCTGAGGCAGAAGGAATACCTGAAGGTTCTCTTGAACATACAACCATACTGAAAAGTACGGCTAATGAATATGAGTATGAGAAAAATCCAGATGGTTTCTATGTAAAAAGAACTTCTAAATATGGGAAAGGTACTAGACCTTTATCTGTTCTGGAAAGAGATAAACCGGGAAATCTCGTTCCTACTTCTCTTAAAAATGAAGGAGTAATAGACTTTGCTTTTGTCAACTCTATAGATTCTCTGCCTTCAGGTACAGAAATAAGATTCTCAATAGGAACAGAATTTAAAGGCTTTGAGAGATTTAAAGACAGCCATAAAACTATTCATATAAAGATAGAGGCTTTAAATACAACTACTAATAGATGGACTATCGTTGGACAACTTCCAGCAACTGATGAAAATGCTATAAAGAAGTTTGATAAAGAAACAGCACGATTACTTAATGAAGCTGGTTTAGGATTTAAAGTCCTTGATAAAATAAGGAAGAGGATATTTGATTCCAAAAAGTCTTTTAAAACAACGGTAGTTAAAAAGTTTGGAGGTTGGGTAAATAATTTAAGAGATGGAGAAGGAAATCCAATATTGGTAAAACCGAGTACTTTAACCTATACAAATAAGATTGGTAACGTTGTTCCCGGTACAGAGGAAACGGTACTTGCTATCTATAGCGAATTTGAAGGATCCGGTGAATATTCTGTTCCAGAAAAGAGTGATATTGAACAATCTTTAAGACTTTACAAAGAAGGTACCAATAATGCCGTATATGCAGTAATACCCAATGGAGCAGGAGACCCCTTTCCTGCTAAATTGATAGTTTCATCTCTTAACCAGGAAGCACAAGAGAAGGTAATAACCATTCTTTCTGAGATAAAAGGTAGAGATAACTGGAAAGAAAAAGCAGATGCTATAAATGAAATTGTTTATCAAGGAGATAGGACAACAGGAAAACAGAAATTTCAAATTAGGGGTACTAAATTAGTATATTACAATCCCATAGACGAAAGTGATCATACCGTTAATATTCTCAAAGAACTTCCTGGTCATCGTGATGGAATTATAGCCCTTCTTTTAACTAAAGAAAGAAGAGTTCTAAAAGAACGTATAAACACTTCTGGAGAATATGTTGATCCTATAACAGGAACTACATATAATAATTACAATACCTTTTTAAATGAAACAGGAATAATTACCACCGATGTTGCTCCTGGAAACCACTTCTTTAATGCTTCCTTTTCTTTTGATCCTAATATAGAAAGTACCGAAAAGGAAAAAGAAATTCCTACTATAAAGGAAAAACCACCGAAGGAAACAAAAATTCCCACTACAAAAAGACAACGTCCTGATTTTAAGAATGCAAGAAGGTTAAAAGTATCTGATAATTACGAATATCTTGATCCTAATAGTATTGTAAGAATTAATCCAGACAAAGCAAAGACTTGGTTTAAAAAGAAATTTCCTAATGTTCCCTTAGAAATAATAGAAGGTCTTATTCATATTGCTGAAACAGGTCAATATGCTTACGGAGAGTTTCATGATGCTATGGTGACATTATCTAAGATGGCACCATTAGGTATTGAGTATCATGAAGCTTTCCACGTAGTATCTCATTCTTTTTTAACTCCCGAACAATGGGAATCTATTCTTAAAGAGGCTAGAGCAATATACTCCAATAAAACAAAGCTATACAGACAAGCTAAAAATGATAAAGAAGTAGAAGAGTTTCTTGCTGACGATTTTGCTGAATTTCTTATATCTGGTAAAAACACTTATACAAAAAAGGAAAAAGGTGCTATAGAGAAGTTTTTTAGGATGATACTTACCTATATTAAACATCTATTAGGTATGAACCTTACTATAGAAGAACTTTTTGAGCATATAAAAGTAGCCAAATTTAGAGGAGAAGCTGCCTTAGTAGAAGAGGGACTTCCACGTCTTATAGAATCTTTTTCTACTAGTCCGGTAGAACAGGCTGATGCAATAAGAACTGTTGCTTTTTCTATAAAGGAAAAAATAGATGAAAGGATTCAAAGCGGAGAACTTGTAGACAGGTCTCGTCTTAAAGATTCTATAAAAGACATCTTTGAGGAAATAAAAGCTGAATTTAGAGAGGACTTGGAGATAGTAGAAGAGGACTTTCAAAACAAAATTATAACAGAAGGACAGAGAGATGATATTACCATAAGTATAAGAAAACTTCTTGATAACTTTGGAGTAGACTCAGAAGGAAAGATAACTAAGAGTTTGATAGGGGATCTTGCTTTAAGCGATATTAGACAATATATTGGGTTAAAGATGTGGAGCAAGATGGAAAAGCAAGATGAGGACTTTGATATTGAACCTGGAGAACAAAGAGAAAAGGTTTATGGTGTTTCTTGGTTTGAAGTAGAAAGAAGGTTGCCCGATGAAATTGCTGAATATCTTTATTTTCTTCCTGAAGTTAGCAAAGAAATAAAACCAGGAGAATGGGAATTTTATAAAAATGTATATGGTAGAAACAGGGGTTCCAATTTCAATTCTGTTTATTCACATATAAGACTTATTCTAGCAGGGTCAGAGACTCTGGAGGACATGATTTATATATTACGGAGTAACCCCACTCATGGACCTACACTTAAGAAGATAGCTTGGGATATTGAAAACAAGGTTACTGAACAGTTTAAAAGTCTATTCTTTAGAACCTTTTCCAACCAACACATGCGGTTCTCTACATTAGTATATTCTGGATTAACTGGAAAGAGACGCTATACTCCTATTAAAACTAATAGACAAGATATAACCGAACAAGTTGTTAGTCAATGGAGAGAGGATTTCAACAATCCAATGGTTAATAAAATATTACTTAAAGATGGTAATATAAATCCTAATCTTGCAAAGAGGGGGCTGGATGCTATTGAGAAAATAGCAGAAAAGATTAAAGATACAAAAGAGGTAAAAGAGGAAAATATAAAAGGTATTACAAAGATACTTGATGCAATAGGAATAAGAATTTCTCCGGAATCTATAAGGTTTCATATAAAGAAGAAAATAAGACCTAAAAGACCACAAGCAGATGCGGAAGAGTTTATCTCTATTCTTACTGGTAAAGGCGGTATTGTCTTTCTTTTTAAAAAACTATCTGAGCGAATAAATATTTTTGATACAGAAAGTAGAAATATAGGAAGGTTAGCAGAGATTCAAACTGTCTTTGAAGTAGATTCCTTTACTGGAACCTTTATAATGGGAACGGGTAATAGGGCATGGAGTCTATCTCCTAATAGTGATATGTCCAAGAAGTTTGCAAAGTTTAAAAGTGATGATGAAAGTGTAGTAAAGCAGTTAGTTGAAACTTATCTTGAATCTCCTTACAACAATCCTGTTGCTAATGATCCAACTTTACAATCCTTATGGTTACAGAAAATACGTGATTCTGAGAACACAAGGAGTGCATTAGAAGTCGCAACCTTTGATACCGTTCGTCTACAAGTTCCAGGAATTCCCGGAGTATCCTATAAGAAAATGTCAAAGCTTGATAGGGCCAGAACTTGGATGAATTTCTTTTTGAACCGGGGAAGCAAGAGAGGTTGGTTTTCTATTCCTACTCCTTCGGACAAAGGAAGAACTCATTTTATTCATTTTGATAAGCTTTCCAGAGATGTAAATGTAAGAAAAAGAGAGACGATGAAATTGGTACTTCAGGAATATGCAAGAATAAAGCAAGCTGAACAACAAATAATAGACCTACCTGAAGATAAGTTAATATCACATTATCATTATAAGGAGAATACCAAAAATAAAAGAGACGGATCTGGTAATGCATTTAAGTTTCACTTTTTTCCTGAGCTAAATAACGTATTAATAAAAGAAGGTAACCTTGTTGTTGTAGATGACACTGTTAAAGAGGAGATAAGAAAAGTTATACAAGATTCTATACAAGGAGAAATAAATACACAAACAGAATTGCTTTTGTCTACTGGAGTAATAGGTAAAAATGAAAAAGGAGAATTTATAAACATAGAATTAGATTCTGAATCCTTAAAAAATGTTTATGGAGGAAGCATAAAAGCTTTCATAGAGGATTATGTATATAACTATGTATCCGCTTATGCGGAGATAACGAGAATCTTAAACGGAGATATTGCATTCTATAAATCCACTGAAGCATTATCTAAAAGATCCTATGAATCAAGTAGTACTGGGTTGGACTATAGGATAGATGAAGTAGGAGGAGTATCTGAAGTTTTTCAAGGTACTGTTTTAGAAGACGAGATAGTTGATATGGAAATTAAAAAGCCCCATCTCTTTGAAAGTTGGATAAAAGGACTTGAACATCTAAAACTTACTACTACAGAAGCAAATAAGCTTGTTGAAAAGTATAAGAAAACAAATAGAACAGATGCTCAAGGATATGTTGGTTTAAATTACTACATAGGATTGCTTAAGGGAAAAGGTGTATGGACTTCAAAATATGAGGCTGCTTTAGAATCTATAAAAAGGGGAGACCCTACTCCTATAGCAGATAGAATTCTATTTGGACCATTTAAAACTTTTTATTTTGGACTTCATCTTGAGGATAATATGATGGTTCCTATTCAGATAAAGCATTCTATTATACCTTTACTTCCAGCTCTTACAAAGAGAAAAGGATTTGAGAAATTAGATAAGCTGAGAACGGATGCAGAAGAACAAAAGGTAGATGAAGTTAACTTTAAGACTGGAGTTAAGGTAGGAGCTAGTGGAGTAAGAGCACATACTGATACTGAAAATCTGCATAAAACTAAACTACGTTCTCAAAATAGACGAGAATCGCAAGAAGTTCCTTATAAAGAATTACCAAAGCAACTACATGGAGTTCAGTTTGCAAAGCAAATCATAGCTGATATTGACTCTTTAGACGAAGAAACTCTCTATCATATAGAAGGGAAACCCTACAAAGGAAAAGAAATTAAAGATTTATATCAAGGTATAAGTGCATACAATATAGAAGAAAGCTTTAATCAGGAACTAAAAGCACAATCTACTCCAGATAAGATGAAGAAACTGGTATTAAAGGACAGCAAACAAGGTCCTTTATCCTCTGATATAGAAAAAACTATTGAAAATGCTCCTCTTTCGTTTCCTACTATCTCAAAGTTGGCTGAAAAAGTATTGACTTCCAGGTTTAAGAATGAAGTTACCAAACAAAAACTTCCTGGAATATATTCTGTATTAGTTTCTGATTTTGGATATGAAGAAAATGAAGGTTTAAACTTTGTTGAAGTAGTTGTTGATGGAGAAAAAGTAAAAGCTGCAGAAATAATGCTTCCTTATCCTTTCTTAGAAAAGTTATATGATGAAGGCTTTAAAGGAATAGAAAACGAGGAATTAGATATTTCTAATGTTCCTCTTTCCTTAAAACAAGGTGTGCTATATCATACTCCAGGACATGGGAAAAAATCCTCTATTCCAGTTGTTATAAAGGCGTTTTTACCTAAGGAGATGGGACAGATAATAATGGTTCCTACTGGTATTACCGCCCAAGAAAACTCTGACTTTGACATAGATAAATCGTCTTTGATACTTCCCCATTATGAATTAAGCGTGGATAAAGAAAAGATTACTAAGATAAGGTACGATTATACTAAATATATATCAGAAAACTCAAGAAAACAAAGAGAAAATGCTCTTATAGATATATCTCTTTCTATCCTGTCAAACATAAATTCCTTTAAGGAATTGATAACCCCTGTTACCGCAGTTAACATGGAACTTCATGCGGACTTCATACTTAAGCATTTGGAAATAAAACCTCTTATCTGGACTTTTCCAAGTACTCAAGACGAGTTTTATTTCAGAAACCTTGCAGGAACGGTTCTACGTTCTGATTTTGTCATATTTCAAAATGCGCATATTGTAAGACAGGATACCAAAAAAGATATTAGAATTGAGATAATATTTGATGGTAAGAGTCAGAATAATTTACATGGTATAAAGAATCTTGATGGTAATCTGATAACCGAAGATTATTCAGAAGGTATAAGTGCTACTGTAGATAATGCTAACAAACCTATAATGGGCATTCTTAATCTAAGTAGATTTACAAGTAGAGTATGGGATGTTATAGTAGGATCTGGTCATGGGTTAAAAACTGCAGACCTTTTCATCTCACAACCAATAATAAGAAGACTTTCTGAACTCTATGGAAATAAAGGAGAAACATTAGTAGCGGAAAAGGAAGCTTTAAAACAGGTTATTGAAGAGGTTAAAAATCTATCTGGAATTAACAAGATGATGAAGGGATTCTTTGATATTTCTACTAAGGAACTTGAAAATGGTATAAAGGCAAAAGGTGAAGAAAGAACAAAAAAACATTATGAGGTTCAAATGAGGATATTATCTTCCTTTATTGAATATAGAAAATTAGGAGAAGAGATATTTCAGGAATCTGTTTCCATGCGTTCCGATGCTATGGGACTAGGACCTACCATGAGTGATGGAATAGCCTTTTTAAATCAAATAAAAAGAGTGGAGACTTGGCCGGCCTTAGAGAGGTATCCTAGATTATATGCTTTTGCAGAATTTGGCTATAGAAGACCTATAGAACATTTGAGCAAAGAATTTCCTTGGATGCAAAGTTCTTTTCAAGCAGTTAGAGAGTCCATAGAAGAAAATCTGGGAATTAGATTGCAAGAAGAGGATATGGAACTCATAAACTATGATTTCTTGACATACTTGTACTCAAAAGATACTACAAAATTTAAAGATGTTTATGGAGAAGGAAATAGAGAAAGGTTATTCATAGGAGATAATTCTATAGCAAATCAGCTTGTTGCTTTAAAAGAGGATATGGAAATTAAGATGAAAGAAAATCCTGACTTTCAAGGCAATAAACTTGTAAGTATACTCAAACCTTTCTTCACAGCAGATGTCACAAGAACTTTAAAGTTTGTATTTTTTAATAATGCGGGTAGATTAAGTGACAGTGAAGTAGAAGAAATAAGAAATTCTTGGCAACAACTATTGAGAGATCCTAAAACGGAGAAGTTTGCAAGTAATTTAGCAGAATATGCATTACTTGCTAACGGTATGGGATTTGAAACAGGAAGTTTTATTCATCTTATTCCCTCGGAATGGTTTCAAAGTAAAGGATTATTTGACTTTCAAGGAGATATAGTAAGAGGATTATATTCTAAGTATGATCCTGTTAGTACGGATAACTTCATTGATCAATTCTTAAGGCATAATAATTCTAACAATAGATGGGTACCAAGAATTAGGCTTGATGATAAAGGAAAGCCTCTTAATGCAAAAGAAGTTAAAAAACAAGATGAAATACCTACTTCTATTTTATTAGATTTAAGAGAAGATAGTAACCCTTCCTTTGTAGATTCTAAAGGTAATAAACGATTTTATCCTTATCTAAAGATACTTAAGCCAAAGGCAGTACATCCAGAGACCAGAGCATTAATATCCCCTCCTATAACTAGGTTATATAAACTTATGGGATTTCATGATGGAGATATTAATTTAGGAGTATATCATAAGATAACTTCTCTTGGATTCAAGAATCATCTTAAAGAATACTTCTTTGATAATGATAACGTTAAAACTATTGTTCCTACAAATAGAGATAGGGTAGATTACTCTAAAAAATCTGATTTCCATTCTTATGGATTTATAATGAAAGAGGAGTTTGCAAAAGATAGAGCAGAATTTATAGAAGAGGAAGAGGAAATTGTAGATATAGAACAACCTATAAAAGAAGTAGGAAAAAGTAAAATAGTTATTAATAAAGAAGAGCAATATACTAAAGAAAGATATGATGCAGCTTTGGAAACTTCTAAAACTTTTATGTCAAATTTTGAACAATTAAAAGTTCCTATTAAAGACGAACATGGAAATGAATATTGGAATTCTGAAGGTTACTATATGGCTCAAAGAACTAGTAATCTTGAAGAAAAATCTAAAATAGCTATAATTTCTAAACAAGGTGGGGCTGCAAGTAGGAAGGTAAGAAGGCAGTTTACTTTGGACCAAAATGAAGAAAATAGATTGCAGTATATGATGAATGCTGTGAAAGCTAAGTTCCAAAATAACCCTGATTTAACACAAAAATTACTTAATACAGGAACTCAAGAAATAATTGAAAAGAATTATTGGAAAGATACTCTTTTTGGAGTATATGATAAAACTTTAAAGGGGGCCAATATTCTCGGAAAAGTATTAATGCAAGTTAGGAATAAGCTTCAAGAACAGCCTTCCTCTAAACCACTACTTCAAATAACGGTTGAAGATAAAAAGGCACGAGATATAGAACTTGATAAAAGATTACTTCAGATACTTGCTCCTTTTGGAGTTACTTTAGAGATGGTAGATAATATGAAGGAAAGAGTTGGAGTAGATGCCATAGGAGCCTCCTTAATCTTTGAAAGATTGATACTTGTGGCACAAGGCAAGGCTAACTTAAAAACTATTCCAGAAGAATTCTCACATTTCTTTATAGAACTATTAGGAGATAACAATCCTCTTGTAAAAAGGATGATGGAATTAGTTCCTCAAACTGAGAAATACCAAAAAGTTAAGCAGGAATATTCTGAACTTGCTGAAGGTTTGATATCAGATACAGATGAATATTTAAGAAAGGAAACTGCAGGTAAACTCCTATCTGATCATATAGTAGATAGATGGCAAGAATCTAAAACAGAGGGTATTGGAGGTCAAATCTTACGTACTATAAAGTTAATAATTCAAAGGATTCTTAACATCTTTAGAAGTGCAAAAGAAGTTTCTATTAGAAAGGAAATAGAAAGAGTATATGGAGGAGTTGCAAACGACATTCTTTTTGATGTAACAGTTGACCTAGATGTTAGAAATCTAACTTCAAGAACATATTTCCAGAAAAATCCTGATAGTATAGAGAACAAAGATATAAAAGTTGGTGAACAGGAATTCAAGAAGTCTCCTAAGGTAGATATAACCTCTCTTAGAAAATTGGTGGATGATGTTCGTATAATCCTTAAGAAGGAAATAACTTTAGCAAAGAAAAAGAAAAAGTTTGAAGCTTCAGAAAAGTATGGACAGCTTTTAGAGACTCTTAAAGATATAGAGGATTTTGAAGGAATGGGTGCATTTATAGAAAAAGCGTTTGAAGATACCAAGAAAACTGTGGACAGATTTAATGAAACAGTAAATAGTACAACCTTAAATGGTAGAGCAAAGATAGGAAAACTAAGAGATATTAGAAGCTTTCTAAAGCATTATGAAGATGTATTTCCCGAACTTGGGTCTTTTATAGATAAGCAGATCAGATTGGGAAATATGAAGAAAGAAGACTTGAAAGAGGACATATTAGCCGCATTAGATTATATAAATGCCACCTATCCCAAGCTAAAGAAATCCTATCTTGAAGAAGGTATTCCTCTTCAGGCAAAAATACTATGGGAAGAGGTTCCTCATGAAGAATTAAATAGAAGCGCTAAAACTGAAGATGAGAAATTAGATCTTGAAAAGTTTACCGAACAATTTGTTATTGCTGATAGAGATGAGACTTCTGCAATGCTCTATCTTGATGAAGCTATTGGATCAGATGATGTTGTGTTCGCTGCTTTTGCTAAAAGTATGAAGAAGATGCTTTATGAAGCTACAGATGAGAAAGTACCTGTTATAGCCGACCTTCAAGAAAAGACTAAGAAGTTTATATCCTCTATGAAGAAATTCAGAGACCAAACTCCTGAGGCTATTTATGGAAGTTTAATAGATGAAGTAGTAGATTATCAATGGAACGAGAAAGAGGGTAAATATGAACCTAAAGTAAGACCTTCGCTTCTTTCTGCTTTAGATTGGACAAAATTCAATAAAGCCGAACAAAACATGTATAGTTCGATTGAGAATATTGGTTCTACAAGAAAACGTAAGATGAAAGCGGCTCAATGGTATGAAAAAAATACTATATTACGAAAGGATTGGAAAGAAGTTCTTGATGCAAAGAAAAAGGAATTTGGAGGAGCGGATACTCTTGGATTTAAACTATGGATGGAACGTAATGGTAGGCAAGCTACGGGAGAAGTATATGATTTGGCAAGCAAGTTTAAGATAGAATATGAAGGAATAGAATATATTGCTAAGAACTTTCTTACTGAACCTGATAGCAAAAAATACAGTAATAAGAGATTTGAGTCCTTAAGTGCTCCTGAAAGAGAATACCTTGATTATATCACTAATTTGTATCTTGAACATCAAGAGGTGTATTCAGAAGATGCTAGAAGAGGATTTAGTTTACCCGCTATCTATAAAACTTCACGAGCTAAACTGTTTACTGAAGGTCCTATAGCCATGGTTAAAGAATGGTATAATGAAACTATTCAAAAAACCGAAAGAGATGAGATGATATATGGTCCTATGGCATCTGGTGACGATAACCTTATCCCTATCTACTATAATTTTGATATAGATGCAAAAGATGTCTCCTATGATTTATTTGGTTCAATAGGAAGGTATGTTGGTGCAGCAATAGAATATAAACATAAAGCTGGATTTGCAGATATTGTTGATTCTATGAGAGATACTATGGAAGCAAGGCGATTTCCCAAGGAAGGAAATATATTTGAAAGAGCGGCTAAGGTATTTGGTTTAGAGAGAAAAGAGCTTAAGAGTAAGCATGAAGAGTCTAATATACAGAAACATTTTAAAGCATTTATTGAATCTAATTTTTATGGAAGAACTAGAGAAACCAGAACTAAAGTAGATAAATGGGTAGATTTAGCATTAAGTTATACATCTGCTTTGATGCTAGGTGGTAATATTTTTCAAGCTACAACTGACTTGGTTAGGGGTAAAATGCATGCGTGGACAGAGACTTTTGGAAAGGAATTTGCCACTCCTACTACTTTAGCGGAGGCAGAGGTAGCCTATTTTGCTAATATGCATAACTTTTTCTCTGATATGGGAAAAGCTGTTCCTGAAACTATAATAGGACAAATTGTTCAAATGATTGATCCTGCGAGACATACTGAACAAGATTTTAAAAATCTTAAGACTGCAAGTTTTGTAAGAAGGACTCCCGGAGCATTATTTATACAATCTGGAACCGACCATGATTTAGCTGTTACTTTTATGATAGCGGTATTAAAAACCTTTAAGGTATATAATAAAGATGGAAGGGTATTTAAGAATGATGCTGGAAAGGATAAAACTCTCTGGGAAGCTCTTCATGCTACCGATAGTAAAGGAAGAATTAAACTTGATAAAAACATTGCCTATTTTGAACACAGTCCAAGAGAGGGTTATACTATAAGAATAAAAGACTTACAGGATTTGAGAAATCGTATTCATGCTACCAGAACTCAAATAGAAGGTATAAGAAATGCTTTTGATAGGCCCGTAGCAAACAGATATACTCTTATACGACCTATTATGCTGTTTAGATCTTGGATTATGCCGGGTTTTAATAGAAGGTGGGGAAGACGTTGGTTAAAAAGAACGTTTAACCAGGAATCTGCTAGATGGGAAGAGGGACATTATCCTATTTCTGCTAGATTTGTCAAGTATCATTGGAATAATCTATTTAGGATACAACAAGAGATCGATATGAGATGGACAGTTATGACTCCTACAGAAAGAAAAGCGATTCTAGCTACTGTAGTGGACACTGCTGTCATAATCCTTGCATGGTCTACATATTTATTAATGTCTGGAGATGATGATGACGATAAAAAGAATTGGTCTTATAAATTTATAAGATATCAATCAAGGCGTCTTGCAGCAGAATTATCATTCTGGTTTAATCCTTATGAAACTTTTAAGATAATTAAAAGTCCAGTAGCCACCCAGGGGATTATTAATTCTGCAGGAAAACTTTTAGTCCAATTTGCTCATCCGGGGGAGGAATTTCAAAGAAATACTGGAAAGTGGCCAAAGGGATACAATAAGCTCAAAGCAAGAGCCCAAGAGATGATTCCAATATGGGTTAAGTTGAAGGCAATTAAAGATCCGGATGAGGCGCTGAAAGCTTTTAGTAGAATATTATAGAAATCTATTGTTTTTACAGTTTATTTAGATTTAGATTATAATAAAGCAACAACTTTCCTCAATTTCTTCTTCTCTTTTTAAACAGGAAGACCTACGTATGTCACCTCAGCTTTCCCACGATGGCGCTTAAGGTTATTAGTTTAGTTACTTGTTGTTGCTTTATTATTTAGTTAATTATTTCTTCTAAGTTAATATTATTCTCTTCAAAGAGATTTCTTATTTCATTAAAAACTAAATCTATTCCATCAGAGGGATTAAGCATTGGAACTTGTAATGTTTCACCAGTTTCTCTTCTATTTTCTTCTACTTTGTATTCACATTTTTTCTTTAAATTATGCTCTATCTCAAATAATACACAAGCCATATCAAGAGCTTTACAAGCTCTTTTATGCGCCATTTCTTCATCTGGATTATCTAAATCAAATTCAAGTATTGCTTTCATAGTTAATGTGTTAGTTTAATAACTTCTTCTAAAGAGAAAGGTCTATATTCTCCTAGTATAAGTTTTGCTGAATCTATTCCCACATCAAGTCTCCCACTACCGATGTTTTCTTTATTCATCTTTCCATGTATGTGCCCGCATAACATTATGGCATCTTTATCTTTATGTGGCCATGTTACATAGGGATAATGATTCATAAATATTTCCCGTTTATCAATAACAATATCTAATGCATTTTGAACAGATGTAAATATACTTCTTGCTGGAATAATTATCTCTGGAAGTATTTTGTTTCCTTTTATATGTTGATCATGGTTACCTAAAATAAGGTGAATTGTTTTAATTCTTAATTGTTTTCTAAAGTTCCAAATATTTTGAATTCCGCCAAAAGACCAATCTCCAAGATGGTAAAGGATATCTTCCTCTTTCATAGTTTGATTAAAGACTTTTACTATATGATGAGACATCTCTACTTCATCTTCAAAGCCTCTATATCCATCTTTCCAAACACTTACTTTTGGACCTGCTATATTTTTATGCCAGTAGTGCGCTAAGTGTCCGCAGTGAACCATATTTTATGGTTTTCCTGCGGACTATTAGGTTTTAAATTGTTTATATTCATTGTGTCCAGTCCTCTATTTCTTGTAAAGTCAATACTAATCTATCTTCCTCTGTTAAAAATGCTTCAAGTCTTTTTGTTATAATTTTAAGTTTTAATTGTTAATAAATATGTTAGTTAATAACTACGATTTAAGATATTTTCTTTCTATTATTATCATGTTAACAGATCCATCAAGTAATATAGAAGCCTTTTTTCCTATTAAGTTCATAATTGTAGCCTTATTTCCTTCATAATAAGCGTAATCTCCTACTTTAAAGGATTTAAAGAGTTTTTTATCTTCATTGTTATCTAAGTATATGAATCTTTTTATTTCGTCTATTTTTATAGGATACCAACTAACTTGTCCTAACTTTTGACAAATTAAATTTTCATAATAGGTATTAAAAAATTGACCCATCTGTTTATAAAGGTAAAAGTCATTGTCGTATTCAACAATAAGGTTTATAGAGGTTATATTTTTTAGAAAACCTGTTGTCTTAATCTGATCAGATATTTCAGAAGTATTGAGGACAATATCCTTTATCTTTTTAGTAAAATCTAAAGTGGAAAAGTACAAATTACCAATATGATTGTTAAACTGTACAACGAACATTGAACTTATATTAGAAGTAGGTAATGTCATATCTACTATTCGTCCTATTTCTCCAGGTTTTACAACACTATAACTTTCTACAGCTATTATTAAATCCCCTATTTTATGCATAAATCATTTTTAGATTCTCTTCCATTTTTCCAATGGGTGGCGACAGCTTTACTTCTTAATTTGCTTAATAAATATTCTTCAAGTTCTTCTTGTTCTCTTTTGTGGCTTTTTAACTCTTTTCTTTTTCCATTTTTTGACTTCATTCATTAAAAAATATGACCCCTTTAAATCTTTTTTCTTATCGGGAAAGTTAACATCATTTAATACTAATAAATTTTCAGGTAAAATTTTAATTACATATAAATAAGGTTGTTCCATATTTATAGCCCTTTTTATTGCTCCACATTTTGATATAGAAACTCCCTTCGATTTTCTATTGGGGATTTCTATTTTATCACCTATTTGTATTTTCATTTTGATTTATTTGTGTTGATGTGGATGCCCTTAATGTTTCTACTGTTCTATCAAACCAGTCGGAACTAATAGTATAACCATTGGAATGTCCGGTAGAACTAGTACTAATTCTGGGTTCTGTATCCTCATTTAATACATAAGGTAAAGGATTCTCAATTACACTAAGAGGCGTTAAATCTTCTTTTGAAAATTCATCTGCTATCTCTTCTTCAACTATTTCTTTAAAAGTATTCATTGATCTAGTTATTTGAAAATCTATATTGCATAAGTTTGAAAGAAAATATTTTGGTTTACCTGTGTGTTTATCATCAATATATAAATATAAAAAATTATTTCCTCTTCCTACTGCATTCTTTATAATCTTAGATTCTCCTATTGGTTTTCCTATACTTTTTTTATTTGGAATAAGTATTTGTTGACCATCATAAAATACGTATTTATTTTTTGTTTTCATATAAATTAAGGAAGGGGCAATATAATACCCCTTCCTTGTTAAAATATAAAGTTTTTGTTATTATAAATCTCATTTTTAAGGTTAGGAATTGACAAGACTTCTTGATAATATGGAATCTTACAGTTTAATTGATCTTCCCAATTTTTCCTAAGCCAAGTCGCTCTAGTAAATGCAGCATAAATTACGCTGTCTTTATTTACTTTATTTAATACCATAACCTCTTCTTTTAATTTGTTGGAAAATTCTGAATATTTTCCCCTTAAAAAAAGTTCATAATCCTTTTTGTATATCTTTGGTATAGAAAATATAAACATCTCTGTTTTATTTTCCATAGGATTGTAACTTTCAATAAAGGTTTTCAAACTTTCCATTTCCTTTTTTATCGTCCTATATTCCTCTTTATCTTCAATCTTTAATAAGACGAAGATATGATTCGGATACTTTTCTATAAGTTCCTTATCTCCTACATAACAGTTAAGAAGATAAGAGTTAAAAAAGTATATGGATTTTCCCAACATAGGAAGTATAAAAGAAGTTGCTTTTGTCTTCTTTCTCTTTGGTTTTTCTTTTACTTTAACTTCTTCATTTACGTCCTTTAATTCTGTTTTCTCTTGCATTACAACGTACTATACCATCATTATCATAGTAGTATCTTGGATATTCCCACAAATTATTTTTCTTATGCCACTCAATATCCTTCAAAATATCCATAAATCCTCTTATTTTAGAAAAGAGCTCTGAAGAAGGACTATTTATTATTCCTCCTTCTTTAGCTATATCTAAAATTTCATTATCAATTTGATATATTACAGTTTCAAAATCTTCTGTTGTTTGAACTGTTATGATATATGGTATTATACTATAACCTACTTTATTTCTGTTGGGAAGTTTATAGTCTATAAAAGCGTCCATGTTATGAAGTTTCCAAAACCATTGACCAACAGCATCTCTATAAAAGGATAACTGCTTTATGGCAGAAATAAAAGCAGGAGTTCTATTGTGAATATGTACATCTTTTGAGGTACTTTTTATGTCAATTAGATATATGACTTGTTTATCATTATCTACTACTATTCTGTCTATTTTAGATTTTAAATCTAAGGAACTTTCTGGTTCTTTCCAATATATTTCTTGTTCTGTATATGATTCTAATTCTAAATTTGATGTATCAAAAATTCTGGATACTTCTTTATGTTTTAACACAGATTCCTTACAAGTTTCAACAGTTTTCCATTCTTCTTCATTAAGAAACGTTTTACCTGCGTTGTTGTAAAGGAATCTAACATAGGATTTTATCTCTTCTGTATCAAAAGATTTCATAACAGTTTCCGGAGGAAGTTTGTATTCTGCCTTCATATATGCTATTTCATGGGCAGCTTCTTCTGAAACCCCAGAAACTAATACATCAACAAAAGCCTCCACATAGATTCCCATTTTTCCTGTTATCTTGTCACGTACTCTTATATAATTTTCTCTAAATTTTTCTGGAGTTAGGATTGCAGAGTGAATAGCAGTTCCTAGTTTCATGTAAGAAGAAATTGTTTTTTCTCTTTCTCCATCTGTTAATCGTTTGTAAAGTTTTGGACTTCTTTCAAACCATCCAAGAGAAGTGCTGCTTACTGCTTTTATGTCGTAATAGTTTTCTTTAGGTTCTTTTTCTATTTCTTTTTCTATACTTTTCATAAAGATTCCGTAAAATCGTATATTGCATTACTCTTATCTTCTCTACTTAATTTTTTATCTTCCATTATTTTTGTCAATTTGTAGATTTTATATTTTTTTTCATCAAAAGTTTCTATATGGGATTCTTCCATAAATTTAAGTTTATCTGTTAATTCTGATATACTTTTTTTAATACTTGCTATGGTATCTTCTGCAAATTCAACTTCCGATAACCTAAAATAACACAGAGAAATGTTAGTAGGAGCATAAAGTTGAGTAGAATCTGTGATAAAACTTTCTGGATTGGGTATAGAAGTTTTATAAATTTGAAATACAGTTCCTAAAGGAATTCCATGACCTGCTCTATTATCAATTATTCTAACATTTTTTCCTACTAAATCCTTTACTTTATAATTTCTGTTTATCATTATTCTGTTTTATTAATTTTAAAAACTAATTTTCTGTCTTTTGAATCTGCTACTTTTATAAAAGAACAAACTCTTCTTGATATAAATTCTATGGAGTCATCTTTAATCTTCGCTGGATACTTATCTTTTTGAGGAACATATTTGTCTCCTTCTAAATGAAAATCTACGTTTCCACATAAAGCATCTTCAAAGCATTTCATCCATATAAACTCTTTGTTTCCTAAATCCCAACTGCTTACAAGGATTCCTTTTTTGTTAAAAACCCCCTCTGTATCGTAGATTATTAATTCTATGCATATAGGAAATTCATTTATTACGGGAATAGGTCTTATATATTCATATAGGTACTTCTTTATTTCCTTTATGACTTTTGAACGTAAGTAATGATTCATTCCTGAGTACAGAGACTGTCCATTAATCTTCCATTTTCTTTCTTTTCCCGCAGTTCTTGGATTAGCTATAACTAGTTTTCCCTTCTTATCGGTTTTGTATTTTATTCTTCTATTTTTGGATAAAACTACATGGGTAATGAATTCAGGAATTTCTATTACTATATCATCACTCATAATCTTTTTCATCTATCTTTATAAAGGGGCTAACATCTTCAAAACTTATAACTTCTTCCCAAATAGGACCCTCTTTACTTTCTGTAACAGAAAGAATAACTACTCCTAATTGTCTGTTAACCTCTGGTTCTTCTACCCAGCATTCATGATGTTCTTCGTTTGAATTGAACAACCTCATTGCTGCATCTTTTATCTCTTTATCTGTACATTCATCTAAAAACATAATATTTTATTCAATAATTCTTTCGTTTTTTTTGTTCCATTTTCTTTTCTATAATCGGAAATATCTTTTATCTCTTTTCCAGTCTTGTTAAATATACAATATTCATCTGTTATAAAAATTCTTTCTAAATCGTACATATCGCATAGCATTTCCGAAAAAATGTAACCTGTCTTATCTATATCGTATAAGACAGCAATTCTTTTGAATCGTTTTTTTAGAGATTCCATATTTTCTATCTCTATTAAGTAAATTTCAGAATGAGGTGCTATGGCTGGTATTTTAAAAGTATCTAATACCATAACGTCTTTAAGGGATTTGGTAATCACCAAAAGTTCCCCTTCTTTAGGAAGTTCTTTCATACCTTGGATATCGTGATCAAATCTGGAATCTGTTTTTGATGAAAACCACTTATATTTTTTTGAAAAAGGTCTATATACTTTATATCCGCTGGAAAGAGTATAAGAATATATTGGATTATTCTTTCTATAAAAGGCAATAGGATTTCCGTTTACAAGAACCTGCTTACAAGAGTTTACTCTAAATTTCAGTAAGGTATTTATAGATATTCCATATTGTTTCCAATACATAAAATCTGTATGTGTAAAAGACTGTGATACAATTTCTAATATAGACTTTCGTTTGATTATAGGTTTCAGTCCTATCAATGGTATTACTGATTTTATTTCTTCCTTTGATAACTTACCCATATTTAAATTAAAGTCGCAACTTATTATTCTTAAGGATTCTTTAAAGTCTACATTATACATTTTTTGAACAAATCTAAAGCAATCTCCATAAGTTCCTGTTCCAAAATCTTTAAACATTAACTTGTTTCTTCTATTAGAATAAATTGAAAAAGATGGATTTTTGTCCTCTCTTAAAGGACTTGAGAAAGGTTTTCCTATTTCAAAGTCACTTTTTGTGTAGTATCTGAATATATCATATTCCGTAATTCTTTTTAAGATATTTTTAGCAGTAAGAAAATAGTCTTCTGGAGGATATCGTATGTTTTTGAAGTCCATTTCATTTTAATGTTTCTGTTCGTGATATTAGTGGGTGATTTAAGTTTGCTTTTAAATAATTTTTAAATGCTTTTTCTGCCTCCTTTTTTGTTTCTCCATAAACAGAACAAACATATTCTTCCTCTGTGTTTAATCCTTTTCCTGTAAGTATTGCTGCTTTGATTAAAGTTTTATCATCTTCTCCTCCATCTAAATATTCTTTATCACCACTTTTGTTTAGGTAATAAGTTTTTTCCGTATAGATTTTAATTGTAATCATTTTTTCTTCTTTTTAATGTATTTACCAGCTATAAGTTCGTTGTATTCATCTTCAATACATTCATTGTCTCAAGTTTCAATTATGTCTAAAACATATTTTCTCTTTTCTTTTATTGTCATTTTTTGTTAAAATTAAACAAATTTCATTTTCATAGTTCTAATTACTTTAATATTGGATATTACTGCGGTGAAACAACCATTTTGGTAAAAGTTTACTTCTGTTCCATCTTCATCAAATTTATCATTCTTTAACTTTTTACAATAAATTCTATGTCCATCAGGATAAATATCATGAGGTCCCATTCCTGTTCCACCCCCTTCATATAAAGTTTTAGTAACAACGAATTTCCCTTCATCAACAGTAAATTTCTTTTTTCCAACAGTCTTTATCTTGTTTAAAACAAATTTCCTAGCATCTTTTCTACTTAAGTTAAAGCCTTCACTGTTAAAACTTTCTGTTATGGCTTCTATAACATTGCTTACGTTATCAATGATATTTGTTTTGTTTGAATATGTTTTTCCTATGATAACATCACTTTCAGTAAGTTTCTTACTTGTTTTTCTGTTTGCATAAACAAACATTTCAGGAATCTTCGTATAAATTGTCATTCCATTTTCTAGCTTTATTACATCTCCTTCTTTTAATAATATTTCTTTCATTTTATACGTTTTAATATAAAAGGAGAGAAGTTTTTCTTCTCTCCTATTTATAGAATTAACTAACCACTAACAAACCAAAACTAAAAAACATGAAAAAACTTACCAAGGTGCGGTATCAGCCTCTACAGTAGTTGGAGTATGATTGGCTTCAGCCACCTCCCCTCTGTAGTACCCGGTTAAGGTTTTTATAAACCTATCCTTGCTAAACCTTAATTTAGAATCTTCTTTGGAAACTGTGACTGGTTCTGCAAATCCACTAAAATCAAGTTGCCTTGCCACTTTTACCAATCCTTCTGAATTCTTATACTCTCTTCCAGTGACTTTTATTCTTACTTTCTTTCCAGTCGTTATTGTCTCTAATTGTTTTTCTGTAACTTCTCCCGATATTATACTTTCATCTGCTTCTAATGCTACTAGCAAATGTTTTAATCGGGGAAGTGCTGCTGTTGATAAATAGAATTTTTCTGTTAATTCTCCTTCATCATTTACAAAAGTTACTGCTACGTAAGGAGTTCCTTCCCAGTCTTCTTTGCTAAATTCTATCCCTGTTATAGTAACTTCATTAATTCCAAAAGGAAGCCTAGTTCCCTTTGTGGTGTTTTCTACACCTTTAAAATTTATTTTTAAACTCATTAATTTTATTTTTTAAACTGCTCTATTTTCTCTAATACCTCCTGAAAATCATTTGGTATTTCGAAGTTGTCAAACATCCCCATAGGACTTTTAGCAGTAGATTGTCCATCTGTTTGGGTTTGAAGATTATATTTATTAGGTTCTCCTTTTCCAGAATGTTTCACTGTTGTAAACAAAACTATAGAACCCATTGATTCTATAGACATTCTACTAAGCTGTTTTCCTTCGGTTGCAATTCTTCTTATCTTTATTCCATCATCACTGTAATATGCCTCCTCATGAAAAAGAGCAAATACCGTAAGGTATTCTGGTAGTTGTTTGTTTACTATTGAAATTAAGTCATATATACATCCCGATAAATCAGTCCACTTTTGAAAACCTGTTATACCTCTTTCTTTCATGACTTTATCGGTCATAATTCTATTAAGAGTATCTATGACTATTGTTTCTGTACCCTTTTTATTTTTAACTATGTCTCTGAGTACATCCTTTATCTCTTCCGTATTGGAAGTTGAGGCATAGTTTCCTTTTTCTTTTGAGTAACTACTTATCCATCCTTTGAAAGGAAGATCTTTTTGGTCACAGTTTATGAAAAAGGTTTTTTTTGGATCTAGAGTTCTTGCAGAGGTTGTCTTACCTGTTCCACTTGAACCTACGACCATCACTAAAGTTGCCATTTGTTATTTTCTTCTTATTCTTCTTCAATTAAATTATATTTCAATCCATTTGTCATTGTTATTATTTTAGTATCTCCATCCCTGTTTTTTAAAGTATGCAAAAAGATTCTATCTATAGCATCAATCCTATCTGGTCCGTAATATCTGATTCCGATTGCATCTGGGCGATGAATTACAAAAACATAGTCGGAATGTTGGTAGAGACTGTCCGAGCCAAACAGGTCAGAACGAACCGGGTAGTGCATAGAAGGAGTAGAACTTCTTGATTCTATCTCTCTATTCAACTGTGATAGCAATAGAATAGAGCATCCTAGCCTTTTTTTTATCTCGGTAAACATATTACACATTTCATCCAACATTCCTTGTTCCGTTTGAGAATTATTTTTTCTTGCTAACCTAGAATGATCTAGTATAATAAATATTCTATGACTAGGATTATCTTTTTGGAAATCTAATATTGAACTCTTTACCTGTCCTACTTTTTCTGGCACATCTATATAGCTAATGTCATAAAGAGAAATTTCCTTTCCTATATGATACAGCGTATCCATTTCCTCTTTTGAAATAGTATAATTAGAACTCTTCAATTCTCCTACAGTTCTTTTTACCTTGTTTGAAAATTTTCTAAGTATTTGTCTATATGCAGCCATTTCAAAGTTAAAGGATAATACCTTAAATTTTTCCTTTGGATTTAAGTCAAATAAGTCTGTCTCCAGCAAGTTAGCAAAAGCAGACTTGCCGGATCCAGATATTCCTGCCAAAGTATATAGATTTCCCCATTCCATACCTCCATCAATTAAGTCATTAAACTTTTTCCACCTTGTCTTTAGAGGAACAATCTTTCTTGAACTTCTGTCCTCTATGTAGGAAAGAGATTCATTTACTACCTCTGCTATAGGTTGATATTTCATGCAAACTTCTCTCCGGGAAGACTTTTTTCCTTTTTAGCATCCTTTTTATTGACATCATCTTCATAAAGTTCCCAACCTCTTTGATTTAGATATGTTTGCAGCATTTTCCAGAAGTTTTGGTTCAAATACTGCATTCTTTGCAGATGCTCTTCTTCAATACATCTTAATATAAACTTATGAATAGAAGGTTTTGCTTTGAGTATTTTGTCATATTTCTCTCTGCAAGCAGCCCTGTTTCCATGAAGTTTCCTTCCATTTGGTGTAACTTTAGGATAATGCGCTATAAGCTCTTCAAATAATTCATTCATGTTATTCAACAATTTGTTCAATATTACTAATCCATTCAACATTTTTTACTTCTTTACTTCGTCTTTTAGTCCACTTTCTATCTTGTGATATAATATCTTTACATTCTAGGTTAAGATATAATTGGATAAAAATGGCTCTTTTTCCTTCTTCCCATCTTAAAGTTCTTCCCAATCTTTGAAAAAGGTCTAAGGATTTACTACTTCCAGAGGTAATAATACCCAAATTACAAGAAGGAACATTAAATCCTGCATTTAAGGCCTTTACGGTTGAAATGGTAGTTATACTACCCTTAGGCAAAGAAAATTCGTCTAAAGAGCTCTTTCGTGCCTTATTTGGCATTTTAGAATGAAAAAGTACACATTTGTCTCCTAAGCCATTTTTAACCCTTTCGGCAAAGTCTATTGACTCTGAAAATATGATAGTTTTATGACTAGGAAATTTCTCAGAAATCTTTTTTACGGCATCAAGTTTTCCTTCTGCATTATAACAAATATGTTTCCTTTCTCTTATTGCTTCAAAAACCTGTTGAGCATGTTGATGTACTATCCAATAATCTCCTTTTATCTTAGATGCCCAATTTTTTGCAAAATTAATATTTAGACACATTTTAGCTATTCTAAAGGCTCCTCCAGGAGTTCCATCATCAAAAGTAGTAATATACTTATTATATTTATTATCTGCTTTTATATATTCTTCTATTTCCTCTTTACTTGGTTGAACAGAAAGGTTATACAGCTTAAAATCAGATACTATATCAAGATTTCTTGCTCTTTCTATACTGGTGCTATAGAATATTGGAGCATATTTTGATAAAAACTCTATTTTCTCTTCATCGTCTAAAGTTGCCGTAAGACATAATATGAGGTCAAAAGTGTTGTTTTCTAATAGTTTTCTATATTGGGGACCTAAAGAGGAATGAACTTCATCTATTATAAGTCCTCTCCAATGTTCTCCCTTTCTTTTCCAAGCACTTTGAATACATTCTATATTGACCCAATTAGTTTTCTCTTCTTCATAACCCCACTTTTTAAACTCATTCTCCCATTCGTTATCCCTTAAATTTTCAGTGGGAGTTGTTATTAGCCATCTCCTATTTAAGCAATAGTTATCGCTTGCTTTTATATCGTTTCCGGCAGCCATAACTCCCAACCTACATTTTCCAATAGCAGTTACTCCTAAATAGGTACCTTTACAGCCGGTATCTACCCATTTGGATAATACAATATCCTGTTCTTTTGTCTTGTTGTCCAATGGGTTTATATTCATATCGTTAAATTTTGAGAGTTTATTAAAATTTTAAGATTAATAACAGTAGTAAGGCCAATCTTCTCCATATACTTCTTCTATAGTCCTTTTTGGAAGTATTCTGGTTTCTTTTTCATCATAAAAGTTTATCTGTTCTTTGTAGTAAGGTGATGTATAACTGTATCCTCTATTAGATACCTTATAGTTTCCTTCTTCAAAGAAGTTTCCTAATAGTAACATCTTTTTATCCTTTTGAGGAAATAATATAGCTAGTTTGTTCCAGCTAAGATGTTTTGTTAGATACCTTAATTTTTCTTCATTATATAAAACTTCTCTTGGAGATAGGTATTCCTTTATAAAGTAATACGTATCAGAAAATGCATCTTCTAGATAAGAAAAATCATTAAATATCCCATTATGTGAAAGACAAGGAAGCGTTACAAAAGAATTATTTTGTAAGATGTCTTTCTCTTCATTGGCTACTACAAATGGATGGCAATTATTTTCATCCTCTAATCCAGAAGTTGCCTGCCTTAAATGAATGACTAATTCATCATCAGGAAGTATATCAGAAATTTTAAGTTCTTCAATAACATCTATATCCTTAAGTAATCCTTTTCTTATAAATATTCTCGCTTCGTTTTTCCTTTTTAACATGTATCCCAATCCATCAGGATTCATTTTGGAAGCACTTTCAATAATCGGAAACAAAGATTCATTAAGCTCCTTGCCGGATTCTTTTGCAATTATCAAACACATGCTTTCTTATTGTTTTCTATTATTTGGCTCACTTTTTCTGGGTAACTTGCATTATTTTCCTTCCTATATTCAAAAGCTTCATTATTAATACCATTATTTTCTTCATCACTAAATAGTTTTTTTCTTAGTTTTATAAATTCCACAAGAAATTTTCCATTTTTGGGAAAAGCTTCTCCTATTACATATTCCAGGTTTATGTCTTTGTTTTCCAGAATATCTCTTTTTCTATTTTCAACAAACCACACAAAGGCCATAAATATTAGTATCCACGACTTTATCTTCCCATAACTCAAAGTTGCGTTAGGAAGTCTTAATTCTACTGTATATATATTTGAAGAGGAGTCTATATTATTTACATCAATGGGAATTTCGTGCCTTGTACAGAAGTTGCATGTAACCAGATTTAACCAATGATATCTAGAAGAAGTATATCTTCCATTTGGATTACTTTTTTTCTTATTCATATTAAAGGAAGCCGGACTTCCACCACTTAAATAGGAATATATTTTAGAATAGTCTTCCTCTATTCTCTCATGATATCTTACGATACTTTCCGAATGCAAATAGGTTTTATTATCAGAAAGTCCTTCTAAAAAAGGCAAAATTCTGCAAAATCTGTTTTCTTTTCTGGATAGGGGTACTATAGAAAAGAAATCTTTTTCTAACTTTCTTCCTAATAAGTAAGAGTAAACAGTAAATTCTTTGTTGAATAATGCTCCTCCTACATGGATATGTAACCCGCACTTGGCATCTACTGAACATCTCTTTGACAACTCGCAACATATTTTATTAAGATGTAAAAATCCTGAATCTCCTGTTAAGATACCAGTGACCCATTCTCCTCCCGTTATGCTTCCATCATGCACACATTTTAAATTCAACTTCTTATAGTAAGCATGTGCAGGAAGTCTTCCAGCACTGGTCTCTATTTCGATTCCATAGGAATATCTCTTTCCTTCCGTTATTACGTAAGAAGGAGATAGGATTCCATACTGAAAATTATCGACTTTTGATTCAATTTCATTAGGATAAATAGTATGATTAAAATCTATATGTTGAGCTTTATGAAGATCAGAGTATTCGCTTATTCTATCTTTTGCATAAAAGTAACCGGAATTTAGACATTCCCAGAACTTATTTTGTTCTGCCACTTCCATACTTAATATAGAATATTGATTATAGCCACCTCCTTCATATAATCTCGCTTCAGGACAACTTTCTAACCTACTAAAATATCCTTTTTCAGGCATTCCTTCTTTGGTTATTCCCACTATTCCTAATTGAAGATATCCTTTTAAAGTATAGGTATTATTACGCCTATCGAGAGCAATAGAAGGGTTATCTACCCCATACCATTTACTCTCTATGCAAAACATAGAAACATCCTTAATATAGTATTTTCCATCTAGAGAAGAGGCCTTTTCCTTTTTGCATATTTCTCCGTTGTATAGAGTGACATATCCATTAGGAGCTCTTTTTACTTTTGGCTTTCTTTCTATTAAAATAAGATACTTTAAAGGTACTTCGTCTTCTATTCTTCCAATAAATATGGGACATCTATGTTCTAAAACTTCTATAGTAACAGTTTTATCATCCTCAATACTTTTTATCTTGCCTTTTGACATGTTTGAATTGGTAACTCCGAATACTAAATCTGATTCCTTGCTACAAGTTACTATATCACCAATTTCAAACTTTATTTCTTTTTTCTCTTTATTCATTTAGCTTAAACATCTCAAAAATATCCTCTTCTACTAAATCAATGCTTTCCTCTACTTTCATAAGCAATTCTTTTTTATCATCTTCTAAATTAAATTCATTGAGATAAGGTATTCCCTCTTTTATATCCTTTAATCCTTCCCTTACGTTTTCAAGGATACTCCAATATTGAGCTTCTATTTCCTTAAAATCTTCTGCTCTTAATACAGTAGGGTCCTTTTTTACTTTTTTATCTTCTATGTAATCATCAAGAAAAGGAGTTTCTATATCGTTTTCATTTTCGTTTATAGGCCGTCCATTCATTCCTAAAAGTTTTGAAGGCTCTATAGAATTTTTAACACCAAAAAACCCAGGTCTTTCTATTATCCTAGATGGGCCTTCTTCCATTCTTTTAGTTATGCAGGGTTGACATAAACAGTTTTGATGATGTTTTATGGTATCAGTATTTGAATACCCAGTATTGTGTGTATTAGTATTTGGATATCCATTGTAAGAGTTATTTGGATATCCATTGTAAGAGTTATTATCTTCTTGTATTTTTTCCTCTTCTAAAATATTCTTTCTGTTTATCTTTTTTGTATCTATGATTTTACCATCTACAATTTTATATAAAAAATTTTCAGCGAGAGACTTTATTCTAATGCATCCTATTGTTTTTAGACTTGATTCTATAGAAGACAGATATATTCCTTCATCAGTTTCTCCTCTAAATAAAGGTCTTTCAGAATCTCTATATGCATATAAGCTTCCATCGCTTCTTGTAAATAAGATAGCCGCAGCTCCCTTATATTTTTCCAGTATCTCTTCATTTTGCAACTTATCTAAAAGCATAAATAGAGATTGGCTGTCTACATCTACATCATCTATATAGTTTACATCATATTTGGTACATATTAATCTACAATTATTAATGGTACCATTATGGGCTCCTATTACGTTTCCATATCTAAATGGATGAGCATTTTCCTTAGACCTTGCTCCCATAGTAGCAAATCTGGTATGCCCTATAAACATGGTTGCAGGATTTATCTTAAAGTCGGGTAAAAAATCTTCTGCTGCGGTTCCTGTATTTACAACTATATTATCTTTTTCATTAGTCCATATTCCTGTGGAATGGCCTCCTCTTATATCATTATATAAGAGGAGCATTCCTATTTTTTCAGTATTAAAATTTTCTTTTCCTGAAAATCCTATTAATCCGCACATATATCCTTAAACTGTTTCGAATTTTTTTCTCAAAACTTTTGGAATTTCCTTAATATATTTTTCAAGAGTTACTTCTCCAAAGCTAGGAGCCGAATTACATTCAAGAATTAGGAATTTGGGATCTATTCTATCGTCTCCGGATGAGTTTACAGCACTTTGAACCAGAACATCTATTGCTCCTATGTCTAATTCTACGGCTTTTAATGCCTCTACGGATGTTTTTACTATTTTATCCCAGTTAACTGGCTTGTCAAAGCCAGAATTTGATTCTAAAAACCATACACAATTAGAATCATTCCTGTAAAATCTTTTATCTTCCGGAGTTTCTTCTTTTAACATTTTCCTACAAGCATAGAAATATCCATCTTGAGTAACATGCAAACGATATTCTCTTGCATAGGTATAATATTTTTCAAAGTAGTAATCATCAATATTATCTTTTTCAAGAAACTTTTTCATTTCTTCTTTAGTTTCTATCTTTTTAAGTCCTCGTCCTCTAGATCCATAAATTCTTTTGGCTATTATAGGATAAGGAAGATCATTAATTTTCTCTTCCAAAAGTCCTCCTCCTGTAGTACGTAAATCTTCAACCTGAAACCATTCAGGAGTTAGAATTTGATGGCTTGCAAATGTTTCCTTCATAAGAAGCTTATCAGAACTTGTCTCTATTGCGTTTATTGTATTACATTCTACCCTATTTCCTCCAGAGGTGACGTCATCTTTCATCTTAGTTGAAGATCCTAATCTTACTACTGATCTAAAAGGTAGTAAATCAAATACCTGTTTTCTCAATTCCCTATGAGAAGGATGTCTTGACTTCACAATAGGACGAAAATTTGTAAACTTTTTTGCTTTTGTCATTGTTTTAGTATTAATTGGTTATTAAATAAATTTAATTTCATTTCTCTCACTTAAAAAAGTTATTCCACTATTAGTAAGAAGTAGTACTTTTTTTCCTATTAAGTTTAAAACTGTACAAACACCATTTTGCTTATGCTCTACATTATTTCCTACTCTTAGTTTTCTTTTTCTTTTAATGGTTGATTTTGTTGCCATATATTTTACCATCCAGGGAGCTATTTCCCAGCCATGTATACATGCATTTCCCCGCTCATTAATTTCATCTATTCTAAAAGTGTAATTACAAATGTCAGACATTAAGGGAGCAAAAAAAACAGAAAAACCTTCTGTAGACTCGCGAAAACCCATATAATTTTCTGTAGAACATGCTTGTATTTCTTCAAAACTTTTTATTGTAATTATATCTCCTACTTTAAACATTTGTTTTTTGTTTTAATATAGATACCAATGATTCGCAGATATAGGTTTTAGGAGTTTTTTGTAAATCTTCTCCAAAAGTAGATTTTAATGTCATATATTGTTTTAAAGTACTAAGTATTCTGTCTTTTGGAAATTTACTTATTATATCAGAATAACTTAGTTTTTTGTTTTTATTAAGCATATCTTTATCCTTTTTCCCAATAGTTAGATATAATAGGATCAACTTTTATAGGAACTGTTTTGCAAAAATATTCTCCAGCAATAATCATACAATTCTGTATCATATAAGAAGCTTTTTCTACTATCTCTTCTGTACATTCCGTTATGATTTCATCATGGCAAATATTTACTATTTTAACATCTTCACTCCAACCTTCTTCTACTATTTCTTTCTGTATGAGAATTAAAGCATATTTGGTCATAGAAGCAGCGGTGCCTTGAATTGGAGAATTTTGGGCCGCTCTTTCTATATTTCCTTTAATCCTAAAATATTTTGACCTTTCTTCTTTAGTTAGGGCTTTAAAGTTTTTATTAGATAGAAATTTGAATTCTGTATAATCCGATATCCACATTATTCTATTTATTACATCTTCTATTAGAATATAGCCATTTTTTAATGCTTTAGATATTTCTTTGTCAAAATAATGACGTTTTCCAGGAAAACTAGTCCAATAAGCGTCTACAAACTTCTGTGCTTCTACTTTACTTACATCAAGATCATATTGGATAGTATAAGCAGTCTTTCCGTAATCCATTCCTAGACCGAGAGTTTTACCATGTGCTCTTAGATGTTTGTTTTCATTAGTCTTTGTTACAATAGTTTCTTTACCATTGATAATAGTATACATTCTTGATGCAATAAGAGAATGAATATCACCTTCTCCATCTTTAAAAAACTTAAGTAGGGTTTCATCTTGACTTTTATCTGCCAATATAGAAGGTTCTTGTTGTCGGTAATCACAAATTATCAATTTATATCCCGGAGCGGCTATAAAGCAACTTCTCATATCTTTATCATTAGGAAGATTTTGAAGATTCGGATCTCGAGACGAAACTCTACCAGTCGATACGACCTGCCAGAAATCTGAGTGCAGCCTATTAGTTACAGGATGAATCCTTCGGATTAAGTTTTCTCCATAGGTAGAAACAAGCTTTTCTAATTCCTTGTAGTTTAAATAAGGAGAGATAAAGTCGAATCCTTTTTCAAACTTCTTTAGATGAGATGCTTCGCAACTGTTCTTTTTCTTTCCAGTATATTTATCCACAACTTCCGTGGATACTCCTAAAGTATTTAAGACTTCTATTACATCTTTGGGAGAACTCCAGCATACAGTACATTTCTTTTTATCAGAAAACATATCTAGCTGATTTGAAATATATTTACTTAGTTTAGGATGATTAAATATATATTCGTTAAGAAGTAATCTCGCTATAATTAAACGGTTTTCATATATTTTACAAAGGGACTCAAGTTTTTCTTTATCCACTCCTATTCCATTGAACTCAATATTGGCTAATACTGGAACAAAATCATTTTCAAGTTCTACAGTTTTTTCAAGTTGTAAATCTTTTATGATAGGAAGTTGGGCTTCTCTGACTTTTAGACTTGCTATTATATCATTAGCACCATAGAGAACTTGTTCTTTTGTAAAAGGCTTATCTCCTATATGGAGAAATTGCTTCCTTAAGTCTCGTTTCTCATTGTTTTGAAAAATGTTTATGTTATAGAAATTACAAAGGACATCTAACCCAAATTTTATTCCTTTTCGACCAGCCCTTAGGACACATTCCGTTACCATAGTATCATAAAGCATTGTTAGATTTATTCCAAATTGCTTTAAGATAAAAGAATAATCAAATTTAAGATTGTGTCCTACTTTCGTATATCTATCGCCTTCCAGGATATCTATTAAATAATATAGATCTCTCTTTCTTGTATCTATGATATATTGGTTTTCTAATGTTCCTATTTGGAGCATTACTACTTCAGAAAGATAAGGATCTAATCCAGTGGTTTCGGTATCTATTCCTATTATACTCTCTTTCCATAGATCATCCCAAGCCTTAGATATAGTAGTAGATTGAATACCTTCTACAAGGTAATCAGATATCAAATATATCATAGCATTAATTGGTTTCTATTTTTACGTCTTCTTTACTAAAGGTTCTAATAGTCTTTCTTCCAGTTCTAATAGATAAAGTATTTTTTCCTATTAGATTTTCTATGGTTCCGTGTCTTCCTGTACGCTTTATCTTTACCTTTGATCCAATGTAAAACTTATTTTTTAAAGAATTATCCATAAAAGGTAAAAGATATTCAGGATCAACCCAATCTGTATAGTTGGATCCTCCTAACTGGGTACTTATCCAATTAATATAAACATCTCCGCTTTCATTATCAATCTCTTGTATAATCCCATAACCATGAGAAGGTTCTCTATGTAGAGGATTCTTATGTATAACTATTGCTCCAATTTCAAACATAATACCATATTTTTAAATATTTATTGATTCCTGAAATATTAGGATCTAGGTTACAAAGTGTATAAGGAGATGTAGAAGATGTTTGGTATTCGTGAGAAGATAACTCTATTAAATATTTTTCACTGTATTTTTCAAAGTACTGTGTTAAAACAAGGTCTAAATTAACTTTTGGATCCAATTTTATGATTATCAAAGGAAAAAGGTATTCGTTTTCTGTTGTAGCAGAAGTTGCCCCTTTATACAAGTCTGTAACGTAAATCTTTAGATTATCGTTTTCTTTAATTAGATAATTTGAAGTACCATTCCTTAAATCTATGCTTTTGTTAAAAATCTTTATATTCCACATTGTCTCATATCCTAAAATGGTTCCTATAGAGGAACTTTTTGAATCTTCAAGTATAAAAACCTTAACTAAATCATCTTTAGGATCAATGCCGGACCCAGTTATAAAATGGTCCTTTATAGTCTTTAGAATAGCAAGAGATTCTTCCATCTTACTTCTGTCTCTAAAAAGCTTTTTACTTAAAATCTCAAAAGCATAGGGCAGGGCATACAGTTGTTTTAAATATGAAGATTCATATAGTTCTTGTTCAATTAAATTTTCTTCCATTTATTTTTTACAAATATAAAAAAGCCCGGACATTAGGATAATCTCGACTTCTCCTTTTGTCCCCCAGAAAGCCATTGTTGAGAATTAACTTCCAAAAGAGACAGCTCGCCTGCAGTTATTCAGTAAACTATCCGGGTCTTTTATTATTATTAGATGATACAACTTAGAAATAGCATAATTACTACTATTGCTGATAGTGCACAAAGAAAAACAGTCAAAACTTTTGCTGTTGGTACTATACATTCACACCAAACGTAATCTACTTCTCTTATCAAATTTAACATGTGTTATATTTTTAGTTAATAACTTCTTTTTCATTTTCGATCTACTTACCTTATATCCATATCTACTTTTCAGAAACCCTATTTGTCCCCAAGAACCGTTTCCCAGTCTTCTTGCAAATCCTACTTCAATAGTCTTAGGAGCAATATTTTGACCTTTTATCTTTGTAGTGCTAGTTTCCGAACGATTTATAAGGCAATTCTTCTTTATAAGAGAATGAATGGTCCTTTCTCTTTCATACTTTTTTATCAAGGAATTGTTTTTTTATTGAAACTTTATATTTACTAATTTTTGTCTTTGTAATAATATTCTCTATACATCCAAACATACAAAGAGGATTAGCACAGAGGCCTCCTGTAACAGGACAAGTATTAAGAAATTTTGTTTTCATAGTTTTTATTGATGTTAGTTTTTTTTTCAGATTTTACGTAAACTATTCCATAATTAAGTTTCCAATCACTTTCATCATTTAAAACTACTTTTTTAAATTCTAAAAGCTTTAAGCTACTGTTTACTTTTCTTAAAACCAAGATTTGTTTATTTTCTCCGGCTGCCCTACAAACTTCTGTGAAGACTCCTTTTCCTATGAAACCTCTGAATTCTGATACAACTAAAACATTACAAACAGAAACCATATTTAGAAAAGGTTCCATAGATACAGAAGGAGAATTTCCTCCTAAATCTCTGTTGGGGCATATAACTTTTTGGAATTTTGTTTCAAGGAATGTTCTTTCATGATATTCCTTTACTGTTCCGTAAGTTAATAGACTATGAGCATAATAACAAATCATGGTATTTTAGTTTTAAGTTAGTAAATTTAAATGGTTTCTAATACTTTTACTTGTCTATACTTGTCTAATAGATATCCTGCAGTAACTTTGTCATAAGTATTTATACAATTTTGTATAATAGATTCATCTTCAATAGTTATCTCTTCAAAGTTATTAACAAAGTTTATTGCTTTTTTTATTCCATTATACACCCATCTTATTCCTTTGGGATTTTTTATCCAAAAATTTCCCAATGAGCGGTATTCCAATCCAAAAGGACGTATCCTGAAGCATCCTGCTTGCCCATAAAGTTTTCTTCTTTGGGCGTCCTTATCCAAGAGTACTGATTCTACTCCTAAGAAAATATCCAAAGCTTTGATAAATCTTATTACTACATCCATTTTTTCTATTCCATCAAAGTTTTCAGAATTATTTGTAAATCCAATATGAACATGTGCCCCAGCTGAACGAAGATTACTTTTACTTGCATCAGGAACTTTATTTTTGCTTTCTTTCCATGCATTAAAATCAGGACTGCATCCGAATTTTTTAGCTTCGGAATTTTGTAATTGATTTTCATCAAAATAAGCAGATGATTCTATTAATAGTTCCAGATTATCTGGAAGTACAGAATTTAAACACCAAATACCTCTTTCCATATTTGCTTGAAACTCTTTTAAAGTTAAGCTAGGTCTTATAGTGAATTCTGCTGCTACATTGTCATGGCTTAAGAAATAACCTTCTTGTACTTTTAAGGGCTTTTCTTTTGTTCCTTTAATTACTTCTATAGAGGATACTAGTTCCATCGTATATTTATTTCTTAAAAACACTTCTGGATCTGCTCCGTAGGTAATAGGACCTTTTATTAATTTTTCTTCTTTCATAAGTTTTCTAAATCTTCAATCTTTCTATTTTTTAAAAAATTCAATAGTTCTATAACTCTTCCTTGTTTAAATAGTCTTATAGCTTTAGTATAAGCATTTCTTTCTATTATAAATCTATTCTGAAAACTTTTTGATTGACCAAGATAAATATACATATTTTTATAATTTTTACTAAGAATTTTTTGTATTCCATTATTAAAGATATTATGAATAGGATTACTTATGTATTTTTCAGAACCATTACATAGCAATTTTTCTTTTAATTGCTTTAAAGATAAAGGATAAGCTGCATTATTTGCTCTTAAAGAGAACTCACTATCGTACTCTTTATTATAATGTGCTAAATATAAACATTTAAAATTAGAAAACTTTGGATAATCTCGTTTCAGTTGATAAGTTTTACTTACTAGTCCTTTGTATTTTGGTGAATATAAATACCTTAAAGCAGTGAAAACTATTAAAGGATATTCTTTTGTAAATTTATCAGAATTGTAGGTGATTTTTACTTCAAATGCTTTTTCCTTTCTAGGTCTTTTATATCTTTCATATTTTAATTCAAAAGTGCTTATATATTTACATCTGAATCCAACGTCATTAATAAATTTTATCCACTTTTTAAGAGTAGGTAATCCTCCATCTATCCAAGTTGTTGGTATATATATTAAAGCTTTGTCAAAATCATGTGAGCAAGTATTTAAATACATACAGCATTTTTCATTCATAATGTCAATAAGTACTTTTCCTTTTTTATCAAGTATTTGTACAAAGCCTACATGTTGTCCTAATTGCCTAATGTTTATTTGAGGCATATTTTTTGAAAAAGTCATGATGTTTCTTTTCATATCCGGGAAAACTTTTTGACATTTTGTTTCTAAATTCTTTTATAACACTTTTTTTCCTATCTTTTTCTCCTTTTCTTATTATTTTGGATAATGGGTAGTTTTTGGGAAAAGGATTCTGGAATGTGCCTAGAACACATCTTGTATCTCGAATCATTGTTTTGCTAGTATATGTTTTGGTTAATCTTGCTATTATCTTTGCTAAAGAAAATAAAAACTGAAAGAGTTGATTCAGGAAATATTATGAATCATAAACTAACTTTACCAATGCCAGACCTCTTTCAGTTATCTACCCGGTGTATCCTTTCACGAGTAGGGTTTATTTACAGAAAAGGTATTAGTCCGCTACAACCTCTTCGGTTGTATGGGCATCAACAGTGTCTGCCAACTGGGTAGCATACTCAAGTGTGAGTTCTGATACCTCTTCAGGTGTTAACGATGGCCTGTTTTCTTTCTCATCCCATGTTCTGGTGATGATGGCTGTCGCTATACCTGACACGTAAAATCTGAAGTTTTTGTTCATCTTTTTTGTGTTTTTAAGGGTTAATAATTACGTAAAAGTTAGTTCCTTTACGCTTATTGGCGTTTTGGGTTTTGGGATTTGGAATTTGGTAAGTTGGTATTTAAAATTTAGTATCTAATAAATTGAAGATTTATATGTTAAACGGCTACATTAGTCAGAATCTTTTTCAGGCATCTTTTCTGTGTATAGGTGACCCGCACATCCAAAGGGCCAACACTTTTTTAGGGATAAATCTGCCTCATAGTAAAACATTGGAAACTCTCCTCTGTAATAGCTGGTAAGGGTTATATTGATTTTTCTTCTCTTTTCCTTGTAGAAATCATTTATGTATTCTTTCATACAGGATAAGGCTTTTTCTATATCACGTTTTGGTGCACCTTGAGCACTGTTTGTAAAAGTTATTGATCCTCTTTTCGTATAAAATTTCATATTTTTCATAGTTTATTATTTTAGATTATAAATTAACTTTTGCTACACTCATACCATGTTTATGTATTAAAAGGAATTCTTTTGAAGTTTCTAGAGTATCTACAAATATGAATTTGGAATCTGTTATGCTTAATTCTTTTTGCATAGTATGTCCTACTACCTGAGTATAACCTGCAATTCCATCTTCTTTTAAACTTTTTGGTCTTACCCACATGGGACCTTGACAGATTTCATCTCCATGACATTCATCTTTTTTACCAGGAGTGAATCTAAATATGTTTATATCTTCATATAAAAATTTGTTAACATCTTCGCAAAAGGATGTTATTTGACCATTTATTTTATTATTTTTACACCAGGTCTTAGTAAATCCCGCATGCGAGAACAAGTACTTTTCATGCTCAAAACATATTTTAAAAAGTTTTTCTTCTATGTATTTTCTAAATAGAGATTTGTAATAACTCGCATATAAAGTTTGATATCCGGAATACTTTTCCTCTTCAAGAAGGTAATGTAAATCCTTTGTGTTTATCAAAAATCGCTAATTTTTGACCTTATGGCTCATATTTTCATATGAGAACTGACTATATCTTCATCTTGCATTAGCAAGAGCAAGGCATTTCGGTTCGCTTGAACCTACTTCCATTTCAGGAATAGTCGATGAGCCTCCTTCAATTTTAATTGAAGTTTGGTTGCTGATTGTCTTTTGCAAATTATATTTTTTACAGGTAAGAGTTTCCAGCAGTTAACCTTGTTTCAAATATACATCACTGTATATTAGCACGTATAATAGTTTCAAATTTTCTCTTCTTTCTTTCTAGGTAAAGAGTTGCATTATTATAAAGATAATCATAGAATTTTTTCATTTGTAGTCTACCGGAATACTCAAGTTGGGAATATCCTCTTATTTTTTTACCATTATTAAGAATAGTTTGTCCAAATCCTAATTCTGATACTAGAATATTTTGTATTCCTTTAATAAAATTTGTTGCTCCTACTATATTAAATTTTACATTATGAACTATTCTAATTCTTTCTCCTTCTTTACGAGAAATATCTTTACATAAAACTTTTCCTCTTTTTCCTTCCCAAACACATCCATTTCCATCAAAGTATCCTCTTATAAAATGATTCATAAAAGGTTCTATTAAAACACTATCTGGAAATTCTAGTATAAGGCTTTTTCCTTGAACACATCCAATATTATGAAGATCTGTACTTATTTTTTTACTGTTTATTTGTAATCTTGCAATATCTTGATGATTTTTGTTTTTATTTTTATAGATATATATAGTGCAATCTCCTATATAACTTCGAAATTGCTTTAATATATCTATATCACCAATACAAAGTTGTAAGGTTACCATATAGCTTTTTCCTATAAAATTGTAACCGTCTGCAAAAAGAAGGCCTAAAAAATACGCTTTATCTTCAGAGTCAATTTGTTCAAAGTATTTATCGTTTGTATTATATTTCATTTTATTATATTCGAAACTATTATGTTACATGATTTCCTAGTAACAACACAACTTTGTCTTCATTTAATTTCTTATATTCAATTATAGCTTTAAAGTTCTGAATTTGTACAGAAGGATCCACATGAAAAGAATCAAAGTAGTCTCCCATAAAAATAACCATATCGGCATCTCTATGGGAGGTTACTATATTTTTCCAAAGTTCTCTTCCATGGATATCTCCTATTACTAATAGTTTATTCGTCATACTGCTTTCAAAAATTCTTCTTTTGTTATTTCTTTAAGTTCATCTGCAGCACGTTCTATAAAAACTATAGAATTCGGAATATTATTCCTTGTAGGACTATATTCCGTATCTTCGTTATGAAGATACCTTAACCTTTCTGAAAAGTCTAATAAATTTCTTACTATATTTTGAATATCCTTTGTTTGGTTATTTGTCATAGTTTTTAGATTAAGTTAAAGAATTTATAGTTTAATCCACATTCTTGATCCAACTTTTAGCATTAGGATCGTATTGACGGTCTATCCCTATGGAATAATTACCTTTTGGTAATTTGCATTCCTTAGTATGATCGCAATTAGATATGTTTTTCAGTTCATTAAAGGTTTCTTCTTTAACCATGGATTCTTTGTAATGCTGATGGTATGCCCCATCAGAACCTACACAAGCAAATAGATTTCCTTTTTCATCTTTAAAGAGCTCTACATCTCCCGTTAAGATGTGACAATGTCCAGATATTTCTCCTCTGGCAATTATCTTTTCTTTTATATTGGTTACCTTTTTAAGATTTTCAGGTAAGGATTCAATACCATAGCATTGTACATCTCCTCCCATTATGTTAACATTTGTAAATTTCATAGTTTTTTATTTTTAATTGTTAATAAATTAGTTAATTAAGAACGACTATACCATCTATATCCTACAGTAGTTGGAACAAAATCTGGACGATGAAACCGGGCAGCAGCTTCCGCCTTATCAAAATCCGGATTAGTAGAAGTAAGATAGACAGTTCCAGTAGAAGGACAAATTCTTTTTAACCATGCATAAGGTTTATTTTCTACTTTATTCAGGTTTTCTTTAGTTTTAAAAAGAGTTATTGTTTCTTCTTCCTCGTTGTTGTGTGTAACTGTAAAACGGTCTATTTCTATAGCTTCAAGTATTTTCAACATTTTTTCTTCTCCACTATATGCATACCAGGCACTTTTATATTCATCATTTTTTTCGTTAATGAAAACTTCTTTTGTTAGTTCATTATTTAACGAAATTTCTGCAATTTCTCTGGGAATTGATCTTCCATTTATAAAATACATCTTATAGGAATATCCTGACTCTCCTTTTGGAAATATAATGGCAGGACCTTTAGATGAATGTAATTGGAAATTAGCATTTCTGTGAATAGTTGTTGCATTTTTAGAAACTATGCAAAGGGTACTAAAAGTAAGTCCCCAAAAAATATTCAAATCTAATATTTTAGAATACTCATTAAATATTTTTTTTGTAGATTCCTTATAGATATTTAACTCTTTATCAAAGAAATCATAGAAAGATATCCAACTATTAAAAGCAGACAAAGAGTAACTGGGATCTATATAACTTACTTTTACTTCTTTTTCCACTTGGTTCCTCACTTGGTCACTCACTTGGTTCCACACTTGGTCCCCCACTTGGTTCCACACTTGGTTCCCTACTTGGTTCATCACTTGGTTCATCACTTGGTCACTCACTTGGTCCCCCACTTGGTTCCACACTTGGTCCCCCACTTGGTTCCACACTTGGTTCCCTACTTGGTTCCACACTTGGTTTCTCACTTGGTTCCTCACTTGGTCCCCTACTTGGTTCCACACTTGGTTCCCCACTTGGTTCCACACTTGGTTTCTCACTTGGTTTCTCACTTGGTTTCTCACTTGGTTCCTCACTTGGTCCCCTACTTGGTTCCACACTTGGTTTCTCACTTGGTTCCCCACTTGGTTCCACACTTGGTTTCTCACTTGGTCCCCCACTTGGTCCCACACTTGGTTCTCCATTTGGCTATTTATTTGAGTAATGTTTTTGTATAAAATGGGAAATAACATTTTACAATATTGATAAGCAATTACGCATTCATAAGGAGAATTGACAAGAATGGTAATAGGTTTTTCTAAATTGCAAAACTTATATAACCAATATACGTATTCTTTAACCTCTTTGAAAGAAGCTTCTTTTTTAGGATTAAAGAATTTATCTAAAAACTTATTTTTATAAATCTCTAACTTTGAAACTTGTTCTTTTGTTAAAGAGTCTATTTTTTTGGTTTCCATAGTAATAGTTTTTGGTTAATAACTTCTTTTTAGTTTATTTCCGTCAAATAACATCCAAGGTTTAGCACTTCGTATTCCCCAGGTTATCTTTTCTCCTTCCCTTGCCCTTTTAGCATACTCAGAGGTTTTATCTTTATTTTGTTCCATAAATCTAATTCCTCTGCATTGGATATATTTGCATCCATTGTTTGATTTTCCAATAGGATACTCTTTTTCTCCTATAAGAATAGTTTTTCCAACTTCTAAATTGTGAATTGCTTTGTGAATAAGTTCAAACTCGTTATCTGTTATTGGTTTGTAGTTTGTCATAGTTTTATGAGTTTTAGTTAATAATTTAGTTAATTTTAAATAAATAATACTGTTTTGGAAGATTTATCTTGTTCTGCAAATACTAAGATTACAGGATTTCCGCAATCACCTAATTCCTTTCTTCCTTTATCCCAAAAACTCTCTGATCCCATCATTCTTAATTTTATTTTTTCTACTCTTTCTCCTATTTTTGATATAGGAAGATTCTTTTGGCAAAATACTTGTGTTTTCATAACATCTTTTAGTTTTTAGTTAATTAAATTAATTTATTTTAAAGCTCTTTTTAAAGAAGCTGCAAACTTCTTTACTTCTCTTCTTGCTATAACTTTTAGCCTCTTTACAGATTCTTTTGTTGTTTTATCGTTCATATCTAAATTTATTGTATGAAAGTTTTTATCAAAAAAGGATAGGTATCCTTGGAATGGACGTTTTCCTTCAAGATCGCGGTTAAAAGTTATAGAAGTTAATCTTAATTTGTTGTTTGTCATAATCTTTATTTTAAAATAGCCTCCATTAACTTGTAAAAAGTGAACAACAAGAAGGAAATTACTATTGCAGCTGCAATTATAATAGCTTCTCTGTTGTTATTATTATGATTGTTTTGATGGCTAAGATAGTTGTTCATATTTTGGCATAATATCAAAGTTAAGAAAACTTAATTGTTTCCAGGACATAGATTTAAGAATACTTTGGACGAAGTCCACAGTATATGGTTCCTTACTTTCACGTTCAGAAATATATTTGTTAACTTTCTCGGCATATTCAGAATTGTCAACATATCTTTTTAATATAGAATCTATTGATTTTTGTTTCATAAGTTTTATGTTTTAATTATTTTAATAAATTCCTTTTCTGATTTAACAAAGTATAGTTTTCCTTTATGAGAGATAGGAACAAGATGACCAGCTTTGAAGGCTTTTTCTCTTGCAGCCTTTGCTGCTTTGGGGAATAGTAATTCTAATAGGGTCATATAAATAGAAAAGTATCATCATCTTCTTCAACAAAAGAGAAAGTTTTTTCAGCTTCTATCTCACATTTACTGGAACAGAAGACCTTATTAGAACTATCAGAATCGCTGTCTTCTACTATTTTTCCGCAAAATTCGCAGTTTTTTTTCATTTTTTCATATATATTTTGTTAATATTTTTTCTGCTGTTTTCATTTTATTTTAGGTTTTATAGTTAATTTTAACTGGTATAATTTGATTTTTTTCTTTGTCATAAATTTTTAGTTGTTGATAGTAAATCTGTTTTTTACCAAAACTGTTAGTTTTATTATCTCCACCTAACTCTTCATATTCCAACTCAACAGTTTCAATTTCTTTAGGTTGTTTAAGGAATTCTAAATAATCATCAATATTTGGACTTTTATATTTATCAGGTTCTATTGGTGATGCTTCATATCCTCTTTCAAATCCAGCTTTAAAGGATTTCCTTAAATCTTCTTCTGTAAACTGATACTTTTTTTGTGCTAATTGATATTTATACAATCTTTCAAATTGAAGTTGAATAAGTAATGTGAATCCAAATTGTTTATGAATAGTAGATTCAATATTCTCAAGAAGTTTGAATAAATTAACTTCATTCTTAATAACTATTTCAGGTATTCCTTTTAATGGATGATTTATAGTGGCTATTATCAAACCCTTTTTAGGAATTGGATTAGTATGAATAAAATTAAATGTATTTTCCGCATAACTATTCAACGAATAATCAAATCCATTACCTAACCATAATCCAATTATATTGCCATGCTCAGGATGATTAAATATACCTAATTGGTTTTCTTTTATTTCTGATTCTTCATCAACGATAACATATTTGTTATCATCTATTTTGATTGCTTTATGAGTTTTTGTCATTTTGTTATGGTTTATTGGTTATTTTGTCTTGTTTAAGATGTTGAAGATACATTTGGAAACCATAATCAGCTTCTAATCCAGCTTCTTGCATTATTCCATTTCTTGTTCCCGTGTTGTATGCATATTTCAGGTCTTTTTCCGTGTAATTCTCTGTATTTTCACATAGTTTTAACCGATGATATTCTATAGCATATTCTTCCATGGCTAGTAAAATATCTCCTTTTGAATATGTACTAGGATCATCAACTCCAATATATTTTGTTAATATTTTTTCTGCTGTTTTCATTTTAATAGTAGTATTTACCTGTTATTTTTCTCAAATCTTCTAACAACATGTTCTTTTCAGTTTCATAAATCTCTGTCATAACCACATCTTCGTTCCATCTTTTAAGATTGAGTATTTTAGCTTGTAAGTTACGGAGATGATTTTCCATCTTAAGCTGAACTTTTTCTTTTCTATCAGTTTCCATATTAGAAACGTTCTTTTCGAAAAGGGTCAAAGTTTTTTTAAGTTGTTCTATATTATCTATATCCCATAGACGGTCAAAGAGTTCAACTTCTTTGTGATGAGGAGCATTTACTAAACTAGCAATTGTCATTATCTTTTTCACGAAGTATAACTTCTCTGTCCTAGCCAGGTTTTCGGTTATTGTTATTAGTGTTCCCATAGTTAGTTAATTTAGTTAAAGTTAAGAAATAAACCTGCTGGTGAAACCTTTTTACTTCATAGAAGATTTCTCTTCAATAGAAAACCTCTTATAGTAAATTTTTTGGGGGCAGCCCTCAACCCTTAACAACAGTGGACTTTCACCCAACACCTTGCGGTGGTTTGCTTCTGCTGTGATATGTTGTGCCCTTTGGCAAGTTGCTACCGTTTGCAACCGATAGCACACAGCACCTACTTTCGGCTGTGTCTCTGATGCCCCCAAAAAACTTCCTATAATAAGGGATATACGATACCCGCTTTCATTTTCGGTAGTTTGTTCTGTTAAATTATCTTTATCGTTTAGTGATGAAATAAGATTTTTCATCTAATTATTGAATCTGCAATTTTTCCCATGGCTTTATAGATTTTAAGTTAGTAATTTTGCTTTTGTATTTGTTATTACATATAAATATTCTTTGGAGTTAATACCAAAAATTGTAATTATGAATTGAGTTAATTTTTCTAAATCTTTCTCGTTAGTTAAGTCATACTCATATACATCATCAAAGTCATCTTGAAACATAGAATAGGCGCTTGCGCCATAATCAGTGGCGTCTCCCTTAATAATAGTTGCCGTATTGTTGTCTATATCTATTTCAAGTTTATAATTATCAACTACTGAAGCCTTTAATTTACCTAACCCGAACAAACCTCTAGAATATCTTACAGCTATTTCTTTATAACTGGTAAAAGTAGTATCTGGGTTTTTTCCGTTTATTTTCATGGTTTTTATGGTTTTAAGTTAGTAATTCAGTATTCGTAGATAATTGTGTTCAATAATAAAATATGTTGTTTTAGTAAAAGTTAGAGAAAATTCTGTTTTTAATGATTGTCATCAGGAATAGAAAGCGGAAATAGTTTGATGTGATTATTTTTATCAATTTTAATTCCCGTAATTAGATTAGGATAAGAATAATTCATCCCTTTACATACCTCAACAAACACATCGTCTCCATCTTTCAGTTTTCCATCTACAATATCTTTCAATGTTTTGGAAGAGAAGTTTTCTGGTAGAGCAAGGATTTTAAAACAATCGGAAAGCTTTAAAAAGTCTTTATGATATACTTGAAGTGAAAATTTATTGAATCCTATTCCTTTTTTGGATCCTATGCTGTTAGCTACTCCAGGATATAAAATATTTTCTTTTTTACTACTGCAGATTTGTATGGTATTAAGCCTATCCAAATAATTATCTCCAATTTCAATTTCTTCTGTTTTGGAGATGATTATTGGACTAATATTTTTTGAGTTACTATAAATACAAGGATTATCATAAAACATTAACAATCCATCTGCTTCAATATGCAATAACGTAGGTTCATTAACTACTACTAATACCAATTTTCCTTTACATACAGTATGTCGTTCTTGACTATTCTTGTATATCTTTGTGGTTTTTACCTTTATTGGGTTTTTCATTGTTTTGGTTTTAAGTTAGTAATTGGTTAATTAAAGACAGTTGTACTCAAAGGTATAAAAAAACTAATCAGAGTGAAATAATGGTGGGTTTTTATGGTTTTTCAGGTAATATTAGGAAGGTGATAGACCTACTCCCACTTACCTTTCCTCACTTTTGGTTCTCATCAACAACATTATTTCCCTACTCTCCCGTGCCTTTCAGTAGTTTGGAAATGCGCTTTACCTACTCTTTTGTGCCTTTCCACATGTTAGGTTATTACTTTTTAGGTTTCTTTAATTACTCCTATTTTGGTTGAATACTTCATATATTTTGCAACTTTATTCTTTTTGTTCTCAATACTTTGTTCATCAACTTTGAAATAATCTATGACCTCATTTTCCTGTAGTAATTCTACAATAGCTATTAGGTCAAAGAATTCCTGAGCTATTCTTTGTTCATTATTAAGTTTCTGACCAGGTCCTATTTTTTTGGTAGTAAATCTTAGTGCTTTAGAAGCGGTCTGTGATAATTCGGCACATTCTTCTGCAAGTAAAGTAAGTAAGTATTCGTTTTTAGTCATAGTTGTTAGGTATTAGGTTATTTATCTTTGCAATATTTTTCACGTATAATGTAGGCTGCTGTAATAACAAAAGCCATAAATAGTAAGTCTAAAATGATATTAAACAAATTAGGATCCATATAGTTAGGTATTAGGTTAGTAATTATTTTTAGTCAAATATAGGGAACAGATAATTCCTTTGTCATAATCGCACATGTATTTCGTGTCTAATATCGTGTCCGCATATTCCACAGGTATCAATATTTTCATCCTTTCCTGCTTTATGAATGTGCGGCAATGAACCGATAACAGGTGGATCAGATGTAATAATTTTTACTAATTCATCCGCTATTAATGCTTTTGTGGTGTCATTAACCGAGTTCCAACAGTAGTTTAGACGCTGTCCAAGCACTTCAACTATTTTGTCTCGAAAGGGTGTTATCATAGTATTTAGGTATTGGGTTAGAAATCCTCGTCATATTTTTTGAGTAATAAGTAACAAGTAACTATTAGAGCGCTAATAAATAAGAAAGCTGCGATTAATGTGTACATAGTATTTAGGTATTAGGTTAAAAAATTCGCAAAAAAACAAGTTTTGGAGTACTATTTTCTTAGTCGTAGGATTTATCTTCCAAAACGCTATTCTACTCTTATTAGTTGTTCTTTTGTTGTTGTTACTATTCTTGTTTGTTGGTACTTCCTTTTCATATCTTTAGTCAAATATAAAAAGAGAAAGGGCAGAATCCAGAACACCTTCAGAACGTAACGAATTGGGGCAAGGGGCTACGACTAACAAGAGACTACTCCAATTCTAGTTTTTTCAATATTCAAATCTATATAAAGTCTAAAAACAATGGAATTGGTCATTAGGTATTTGGTTCAATATAAAGAAAAGAGAGCTGTTACTGTGCTTCGCAGCTCTCTAATCGGTTACTTTACTCTTGGTCGGCATCAGCACCTGCCTCAGCTAAAACAGCTTTTGGTTTACGTGCTAACTCATGGCCAGAAGCGATAGTTGCGGCTTCAAGAGTTTCCCCTTTGTACACAACTACATTACGAACTTTCAGGGTTTGTTCACCCTTGCCGTCCTCAAAATCATTTTTGTACGGCTTTACGTCAGCACGTATGATTTCGCCTTCTACCCATGTACCTTCCAATGCTTCTGCAACGTCAGGTTCATTGCTAATCCTGTTGGCACCGCCTTTAAGAGTAGCGAATCTGCATATTGCGAAGTCTTCACCTTCTGCTCTTTCACGTCTTTCAACGCTTTTGAGAAAGATTTGTCCAGTCATTGTATTTTGGTATTTGGTATTTGGTGTTAAGTAGCTTGGAACTTCGTTGTTTAGCGTTTCGCATAGTTGGAGTTCTTGCAACTGTCGTATTCCCTTCATGGCAGCTCCACTACAAAGTGAGTAGTTTCGTGGCTACTGGGGACTGGTCCCACGAGACGTGATTCGAACCGTCCAGTACTATTATTTCGTACCGTTCCAAATCGTGGGAGTGAAGAAAAACCTTATCTACCAGCACATTTTGCTCTCATAAGAGCGGCCGGGTAGGTTTCCCTCCCAATGTTAGCGGGAGTTGGGGAGATGGGACGTCCCCAAACACGTACCTTCTTTTAAAAATTCCAAAAAAATTTTAAAATTTTGCATTATCCGGGAACGTATTCTTTCTATGATAGTCAAATTCCGTTGCCCAAAAAAATTTTTTTTACCCCCTACTTGGGCCACTATTTTGGCTTTATATGACAGAAATTACTTAAAAGCAAAATTATTTTTCCTTCTCAAACCTGCGCCCAGTAAGGGTTTGACTAACAAAATGCAACTATAATGTAAAATATTATCGTTTTTATTTGGAGATGTCATTTCTTTTACGTATATTTGCATCGATTTAGTTTCAAAGACATCTTCAGCTCTTATTTTTTACCTTGGTAACGGGGGGTTTAGTAAGAGTTCAACTATAATAAACGAAGAGTTTACTTGAATAATCGTTAAGAAGCGTACCGTATTTGGGTAGAAGGCAAAACCGCTTTGTAGAATAAAAAGATTGAGACCTTGGGAAAGAGGTAAAATATCTTAAACCGTAACGAAAATAGGGTAGGGGACTAAAGTTAAGCTAGGGGCAATTATCCAGGAAAACAAAAAATTTTCCAGTTTAAACCTAACTATGCTTAAAAGTTAAATATTGTAAATTGTAAGGTAATAAGGAATAATAGTCCAGCAATGTTCGAGTTATATCAACTATGGAAGTAGAGGAAATAAAGAGGGGTAAATCTATTTTTTGTTCTTTGATGGTAAGATGGTTTAAGGAAGTGGGTAGTCCGGAATATCTTATTGAGGTTAGGATACCTTGTGTAAATCAAAGAGTTTACTATAAAGCGAGAAGTATTAATGGTAAATTGAATGCTGAGGCAAACAGTGCAGATATAAAAGTTGATTTTTACTTTCCAAAGAAGAAGATAGTAATAAATATTGGACTTTTCGATGAACATAAGGAGGAGAGGTTAAGGTTTGGAGGGTATAAGGTATTTAGGTTCAACGAAGGTGAGATTTTAAAGGAGATGGATGTAAAAAGGAGATTAACAAACATATTTAACCCAATACGAATAAATGGAAGAATTAAGAAAAAACAATGATCCTTGGGAAAATAGGTTTGACGAGTTATATTTTGATCCTAAGAATAATGAGGTAGAAAGGCTTTGGGTGATAAAAGAGTTTATTTTAGAGGAGAGAAAGAATGCTGTGATGGATGTATTGATGAGGATAACGAGGATGCCTCTTTTGAATGTCAAGAACGATGCTCAAGAGAAGGCTTTAAGTAACATAAGAAAGTGGTATATTAAAGAATGTATTCCCAAGATACTCAAGGATTATCAGATGAGTAGTTGGGTGCCTAATAAGAATTATTTATGATAAAAGTTATTAATAGAACGGAAATTCCAAAAATTGAAGAGTTGGAGGGAATAAGTGAACAAGATAAAAAGGATATGGAAGAGTTGATAAACGCACATCTTGATGGAAGTGATATAAGAAATTTGGATCATGCTGAGGAACTCTATTTAGAGGACTTGGAAAGAGGAGAGGAAGATGAATTTGTAGAAGAAAACTAAAGATTTTTTTCATTATTATTCAAAAAAATTAGGATATGTCAATTATTTTACGTATCTTTGCAAAATGGAAACATCACTACAAAATGTCTTTAAGAGTGGAGATATGAGTTTTATAACTGAGAAAGAGTGCTTAAATTATGAAAAGAGACTTAAAGATCATAAATATAGGAAAGACATTATAGAATTTTTGCTTAAAGAGGGATTTACTTCTAACTTAGAAAGCAATGTTTTTTTTAAAAAGGATAAGTATATTACCGTATATGAATTTACTTTTTTATCAGACATTCTATATTTAAAGAAGTATAAACATGCGAGTACCAACTATTTATATTATAAAGTTGTTGAAAGGGCAGAAGAGTATATACATCTAAATCTTTGCAATTTAGAAACTTTTAAAGCTTTTTATGATAATATGTTAGGAGTAAAAAACATATAAAATACTGGCAGATGGCGAAAAGGAAGACGCACCTAACTGTCTATTAGGCGGGGAATCAGCGAAGGAAAAGGTACTTACACTTCAGACATGAACTTGTATTGCCCCTTAAGGCATGCCTTTTTTATAAGCTCCTCTTGGAAGTTCAAATCTTCCTCTGCCAGCTATTATGAAAAAAGATAAAGAGTATTATAAAAGGTTAGTTGATATTTACTGTGATGGAGGATATCTTTGGTTAGTAGAGAGAGGGGATACAGGAGAGTTCTATAATCCTTATGTATCAAAGGATTATCATTCTTTACAAGGAACTTCGGAGCCTATGAGATGTGGTTGGACTAAGGTAGTAGATTTATCTACTTCAATGCAGGGGTATCTTACAAAGAAAGATGCTGAGAAGGATTTTAATAACTTTATTAGTTGTCCTATTTGTGGATATGATAAAGTACCTTCTGTAATCACGGAACATCAATTTAAATAGATGAATGAGTATATAGAAAAAAAGACGGAGATTTTAGAGAAGGTTGATTACGTAGGGGCATGGAAATCTGAAAACAAGAACACTATAAAGAATGAGGATTGTTTAAGAACTATGTGTGATATGCCGGAGGAGTTGATAGATTTAACAATCACTTCTCCTCCCTATTCAGATCTTAGATCATATGAAGGTTATCAGTTTAATTTTGAGAACATAGCAGAATCACTTTATAGAGTTACTAAACCTGGAGGTGTAATAGTATGGGTAGTAGGAGATTCTGTTATAGATGGAGGAGAGAGTGGAATAAGTTTTAGACAGGCTTTATATTTCCAGGAAGTAGGATTTCGTATTCATGATACTATGATATATGAGAAGAACGGAACTTCTTTTCCTGCAAGGAGAGATGGAAACAGATATTCTCAAATATTTGAATATATGTTTGTTTTCAGCAAAGGTAAGCCCAAGACCGCTACTTTGAGATGTGACAAGGAGAATAGATGGGCAGGATACACATCGTTCGGTAAATCGAAAATAAGGACTAAAGAAGGCAAGTTAATAGAGAGAGATATGAAACCTGTTCCAAAATATTCACCCAGGAACAATATTTGGAGATATAATACAGGAAAAAATTTTTCAACTAAGGATAATATAGCATTTGAGCATCCTGCAATATTTCCTGAAAAATTAGTACAAGACCATCTTATCAGCTGGACGGTTAAAGGAGATTTAGTCTACGATTGCTTTATGGGAAGCGGAACTGTAGCAAAGATGTGTATTTTAAACAACAGGTTTTATATTGGAAGTGAGATATCGGATAAATATGTAAAACTTGCAGAAGAGAGAATTAAACCATATAAGGAACAACTTAAATTAGTTTTAGATTAATGTTAAAGAAGATAGCTAATTTTCTTTTTTCTAAGAAGGAGGGGGAAAATAAGGAAAATAAAGAAAAGAAGACTAAGAAATCCGGGAGGTTTAGTTTCAAGGTTACAAAGAACAGGGAGATATATGGGACAATATATGAGATTCCTGCAAGAGATTCGGAGGAGGCATTAGAACTTTTAAAAGACAAAATTGTAAAAGAGTTCTTTAACAGATACAATATTGTACAGCTTATTGAGGAGGAAGAAGTTAAAATTAATCTTAAGCCGTGATTAAACTGATGAATATAGACTGCATGAAGTATATGAAAACTTGTGCAGATAAAAAGTTTGATCTTGCCATTGTTGATCCGCCTTATGGAATATCAACTTCGCAAGAGTTGGCCATTAAGGGACAAACTTGCAGAAAGAATGGTTACAGAGCTTGGAAGCATAAGGAATGGGATAGTTCTATACCAACCGAAGGATATTTTAAAGAGTTGATGCGAGTATCTGAGAATCAGATAATCTGGGGTGGCAATTACTTTACTCAATATTTATTTCCAAGTAGATGTTGGTTAATATGGGATAAAGGACAAAGAGGTTTTAGTTTTGCAGATGCAGAACTTGCTTGGACAAGTTTTGATAGTTCAGTAAGAGTGTTTAACTATTCTAGAGGAAAACTACTTACACAAAATAAAATTCATCCTACGGAGAAGCCTATAGATTTATATAGGTGGATATTAAAGAACTATGCCAAAGAAGGAGATTTGATTTTAGATACTCATTTAGGGAGTGGAAGTTCATCAATAGCGGCATACAAAGAAGGCTTTGATTTAACCGGAACAGAAATAGATGCTGATTATTTTGAGGATTCAGAAAAACGTTTAAAAATAGTTCAGTCCCAAACCTCTTTATTTGAAACTTAAATAAATACATATGAGAAACAATATAATCATACTATTTACAATATTATCTTTATCTTCTTTATGTCAGACAAGTTCAGATTCAAGGGTTTTAAATTATTCAGATTCAGCAGTTGCTAAAGCTGGTTCTTGTGCTTCACCAGACGGACCAATGAAGGTAACCACCAATGAGTCTTTGGACTATCAGTGGTTACAAGATAACGGATATTGTAATCCAAAGAGTTATGGAAAAACTCCGACTGTTTGTTGGACTTTTACTCCAACTACGGATTCTGTAGATATAAATTCAGGATGGGCTGGACAAGGATGTGCAGTTTATTCTTTTGGAAGTTTTCGTCTTTTTTCACCTGCTTGTGTTCAGATAGGAACCGGATTATCTTTTGGAAACTTACTTCCTGGTACCCAATATACTTTTTGTATGTCTGCAAGTACTACGGGAGGAGGACCTGGATGTATAGGATTTACTGATTTCTGTCCTTATTACTACGAGAGAGGAACTATACCTTTACCTATAAAACTCATAGAGTTTAAAGGAAAAGAGTCGGTAGATGGAAGTATATTTTTATGGTGGACAACAGGTTCCGAACAGAATAATGCTTATTTCACTATAGAAAGTACAGAAGACGGAAATCTATTCAAAAGGATTTCAAATATTCCGGGACAAGGAAATTCTTATCAGAAATCTTTCTATTTCTATATAGATAAAAATTCTGTTAATGGAATAAATTATTACAGATTAAGACAAACCGACTATGATGGAAAATATACCTATTCTAATATAATCGCAATAGAAGTGGAATTAGAAAAGGTAAATAATAATGGGAAAATTTTGTACTATGATATTTTGGGAAGGATAGTAGATAGAAAAGTATCTATTCTATATATGGATAACAAATAATGATTGTACCAATAAAAGTTAAAAGAGACGAATTTTATAAGACTTTTATAAAAACTCTCAATCCAGTGTTAGGATTAAAGCCAAGAGAAAGAGAGTTCTTAGAGAAGATACTTATACTTTATTCGGCTAACAGAAACAAGAAAGAAGTAGAAGAACTATTTCGTTCTAGAAATGTAAGGAAGGCTATAAGAAATAGTATGGTACCGGCTATGAGTACTCAATCTATGAATAATCATATTCTACAACTAAGACGTAAAGGTATTTTAACTAAAAATACGGTATCAAAAATTATATCTGATCATCTACCAAGAGAAGGGGAATCAATAAACATAGAATACCGAATAGATGTTAGCTAAAGTTAAAGTTAAATATGTTCATAAGTTTGAAAAAGAACTAGAAAATTTGGTTAAAGAGGTAGCAAAGGAGTTTAAACTTAAACCTCTCACTGTAAGAGAAATAATTTGGAGTCAGTTTAAGATAGTTAAAACAGCAAAATCAAAGAAAGAGGCCGTAAAACTTATAAATTTAGGAACCTTCGGAAGAAAGACGCCTTATGAATATAGAGGAAAATATAAAGTCCATAAAAGATGGTTGGAAAAACTTAATATGGAAAAACAAGGAAGTGGAGGAAATAGCGATGGAAAGAGAGATAAAATGTGCGAATTGCAACAGCAACAAACTTAATATATGTATAGAATGTGCTTGTTTACTGCCCAGTAAAATAAGATCTCTGGATGAAAAGTGTCCTTTGCACAAATGGAAAAGATAGTATGGAGGGAGTAGAATTAACAATACTTATAGATCTTACAAAGGATAATCCTGACGGAAGTTTTACTATTATAAAGTCGGATATTCCTTCTAGAATATTTTTGAATATGAGAGATGTTATGGCTGTTGTAGAGACTGTAAATAGAAAGGGAAACGTTTATAAGAATCAATGTGCTATTCATCATTGTGAGATGGGAAGAATATTCTTAAAGCATAAGTACGAATATATAAAAGATTTAAAAGAAAATTATGGAAAACTCAAAGCCGTTACTGGATATGGGTACAACAACAATACCCATAAATCCCGAAAGGTTAAAAGGTGAAAGTTTTGAACAATACAAGAAAAGACAAAGAATAGTTAAAAAGGGAATAAAACAATATCTTAAAGGTGATATGTTTCATGTATCCTCTGTACTAGTTCCTTTAACTAGTGAAGATGGGAAAGTAATGATAGGAGCGGATAAACTTCCTATTTGGATTTCCCGTACTAAGGGAAGAACATTTATTAACAAAGATAAAAAATCAAGGAAGGAAAAATATGTTAAAAAGTAATTTAGAAGAGATAAAATTATCAGATATATATACACCTCTCAAAGAGGAAGTAGTATTTGAGTTTATAAGACAAGATAGAACGGCTAGAGGAATACTTATTCCAGAACAGGCGCAGAAACAAGAAAGAATTTGTACTGTTGTAGCTGTTGGTGAAAAATGTCAATTTGTTAAGGTTGGAGATCACATTTTAATAAGTCCTAACGCTAGGCCTAAGATAATAGATTTGATTTCAGATAACCATATTCAGGTGTGGGAAAACGATATCCTGGGAATTGTAAGCAAGGAATTTAAGAAAAAGCAAGACGAAAAGGCAGAAAAAGAGATAGCAGAAAAGGTTAAGAAGAGTCGTATTCCGGAAGATGTGGAAGTATTAAGTATAGTAAAATAATGGATAGAAAATTTATTGAGGCTCTTGAGGCATGTCCTTATATTCAAGGTAAACAAAAGATTAAGGTTAGAGATTGGCTTGGAAACTATATGGAAGAAATTCCTTCTGGTCCCACTTCTTCTAATACTACTTTGTTAAAAGAAGATGTGACAGAAGATTACAAATACGTTACAAAGAAAGAGTTTAAGTTTGAGATAAATAGAATATGGAATACTCTTAGGGAAGGATAATGAATTTATTCAAAATAGAAAATGGTAAAGTAACAGTAACTCCCGAAGCATTACTAATAAAAGCTTTTGCTGATATTTGGAACAGAGACAATTCTGCAAAGAAGGAGTTTGCTATAAGGGAACTGGGATATATTTACTTCATGTGTGATTATAACTCCGTCTATCAGTCTTATCCTGAAGAGGAAAGAAAGGAAAGGTTAAGAAATGATTTAAGTAAGCATGACAGCAATAGAATAATAAAGTTAAGTAAATACTGTGAGGCAGGAATAAAAAAGTATAAAGAGTTACAAAATACTCCTACTATGGATTTCCTTGAATCAGTAAAGAATGCTATGGTAAACATGACAGACTATTTCAATAATGTTAACTTTAAGGAGAGAGATTCCAAAGGAGTTCCTATTTATAAACCAGAGATAGTTACAAGGTGTGCTAAAGATGCTGGAGGAATTGTGGATAGTATAGACAAGTTGAAAGCAAAGATAAAAGTTGAAATATATGAGAGTGATATGGCAAGAGGAAAGAGCCAAATTAACCCATTTGAGGTATAGGTAAGAGATGTGGACTAATTCAAATTTATTCTGTACGGAAGCTGCTGCCTTTAAGAAGCAAGGTTTCTATATAGGAGATCCTTTTGATAGTCCAAATTGGCATACATACTGGAATGAGCAATTAAGAAGATGTAAGGAAGGTTATTCCGTTGGTGGAAAACGTATTACAGGTAACCACTATTTTTACCTTAATTTCTGCAGAATAATGCTTACTGATGAAGATGATGCTCTCATAAAGAGAAAGACAGAAGCTTTTCCAAATTTTTGGGACGGAGACTATGAATATTTTAATATCATAGAAAGGGCGGAGCAAGAAGGTAAACATATCTGCTTGTTAAAAGCCAGAAGACGGGGCTTCTCATGGAAGACGTCCGCTATCTGTGCAAACAGATACAATTCTATGAGAAAGTCAGTTACTCTCATAGGAGCGTCCTCTAAGAAATACTTGTATCCGGAAGGTACTATGTCTATGACTATTAGCCAACTAAACTTCTTAAATGAACACACTGGTTGGGCTAAGAAAAGAATCGTTGACACTGGATCACATAAGAAGTCCGGATATCTTCAAGAAAAGGATGGAATGAAGATTGAGAAGGGATACCAATCCCAAGTTATAGCTTTAACTTTTAACGATAATCCGGACAGCGCTCGGGGAAAAGATGCGTCTTTAATAATTTTTGAGGAAATTGGAACTTGGTCAAATCTTATGGCAAGTTATCTTGCTACAAAAGATACTGTAGAAGATGGGATTTATACTACGGGATTGATAATTCTTGGAGGCACCGGAGGTCAGATTGGTGAGGGGTTACAAGATGTAAGTGAGATATACTATAATCCCGAACTTTATAATGTTCTTCCTTTCGATAATGTATGGGAGGAAGATACAAGAAAATGCGGATTCTTTTTTCCCGACTATCAAAATAAGTTAGGATTCATTGATGAAGAAGGAAATTCTGATAGAGAAAAGGCTCGTATTCACGAACAGGCAATAAGAGATTCTATTGCTAGGAAATCTAAGGATAAGTCTGCATTGATATCTAGGATGATAGAACATCCTTTTGGTCCTTCGGAAAGTCTTTATCTTTCTGTCACCAATAGATTTCCTATAGTGGATTTAAAGCATAGATTAGGATATTTAGAGGCTAATGAAAAGATAAAAGGGGCAGATTATATAGGAAACCTTCTGATAAATGAGGGAGGAAAGATAACCTGGAAAGAAGATCCAAAATTATATCCAATAGTAGATTTTCCTTTAAGAGTAAATCAAGCCTCAGATGGATGTGTGGTCATATATAATATGCCCTACACCAATGAAGAAGGAAAGGTTCCTTATGGGATGTATCTTGGTGGAATCGATCCATACGATCACGATAGCTCCCAAACATCTTCTTTAGGATCAACACTTATTTATGATAAGATAAATAAAACCATCGTTGCTGAATATACAGGAAGACCTAATACGGCAAAAGAATACTATGAAAATGCAAGAAGGTTACTTCTTTTCTATAATTGCCAAGCCCTATACGAAAATGAGAAGAAGGGAATCTTCGACTATTTTGAAAGCAAGTTTTGTCTTTATCTCTTAGCTGATGAACCGGAGATTATAAAGGACATAATAAGAGATTCCAGGGTAAACAGGTATAAGGGAATGCATATGACAAAGGGATTAAAGGAATATGGAGAGGAACTTATTTACAATTTTTTAATAGAAGATAGGGGTGATGGAACCATGAATCTTCAAAAAATTCGTTCTATTCCTTTACTTAAAGAACTTATTGCTTATAGAGAAGATTTGAATGCGGACAGGGTGATGGCGTTGATTTGTGTACTATATCACGAAGCCGAGACAAGAAAGCAGATAGTTAAGAAAGTTGAAGAACCAAAGACGATTCTAGATGATCCTTTTTGGAAAAGAAATCTATTTAAAAAGCAGAATTTAGATAAAAGGATTTTTGAATCAAATAACTTTTGATATGTATAATGAATAGAATATGTAGTAAATGTAAGGAAGAAAAATTTATAGAAAAGTTCTATATTGTAAGCGGGTATTTTAGTAGGCAATGTAAAAAATGCAAAATAGAACAAGCTGGAAAGTATAGGATAAAAAATAAGGATGGGATAAATGCTCGAAACAAAAAATGGAGAAAGAAAAACCCAAATAAAATAAAAAAATATCGTCAAAATTATAAAGAAAAATATCCAAATTACAGTAAAGAGTATCAAAAAAAGATAAAGGGAACGGGAAAAAGAAAAGAAAGAAGTAGAAGATATTATCTCAAACATAAAAAGAGAATAATGAAATGTGTTATAAGATATAGAAAAGAGAGATTAAAAAAAGATATTGCGTTTAAAATATTATCGAATCTAAGAAGTAGACTGTATAAAGCGATTAAAGGAAACTTAAAATCTAAAAAAACATTATATCTACTGGGATGTAGTTCCGAAGTTTTGAAATATTATATTGAAAGTCAATTTCAAACAGGTATGACTTGGTATAACTATGCAAGTTATTGGGAAATAGATCATATAATTCCTTGTAGCAAGTTTGATTTTTCTGATGCGGAACAACAAAACAAGTGTTTCCATTATTCTAATTTGCAACCTCTAACTATAGAAGAAAATAGAAAAAAAGGAAATAGAATTATAAAAGAAATAACTTAAATATAAAAATGATAGAATTAAACAACACCCCACAAGGAGGATTGCCCCGGCAGAAACTCTCTAAGAATAGGAAAACAGAAAAGTGGAGAAAAGAATGTGTGGAAGCAGGAATTAGGTTGATAACATTAGATGCAACTTCAAGAAGGTCATCTCGACAGGATAAAATTAGAAATTATTCTCTCTATAATGGACATTTTGATAAAGCGGATATGGAGACAGAATTGCAGCCATTGAAAACTGAGAATTTGAGTTTTCCTGCTAATATTCAGTATAGAGACATTGCATCACCTATTTTCAATTTGCTGTTCGGAGAGGAGTCCAAAAGGGGCTTAAACTTCATTATACGGGCCATCAATGAAGATGCTATTTCAGAGAAGGAAACATTCATGAAAGATACTATGCTTTCTTTTCTATATCAATCTTTATCTCAAGAACAGACAGAAGGTCAAGAACAACAAACTCCAGAGCAGGTACAAAAGTATTTCACTTATGAGTATCAAGATGTAAGAGAAACACTTGCTAGTAATATACTTAACTATCTAAAAAGACAACTTAACATAGAATCTATCTTTCAAAAAGGTTGGGAAGATGCTCTATTAGCAGGAGAAGAACTTTATGAAGTAGCCGAAGTATCGGGGGAACCTATTGCAAAACGACTTAATCCTGTAAACGTTTACTATTATCTTACTCCTGATTCAGATATAATAGATGATGCGGATATAATTGCTATAGAGGAATATTTGCCTATTGGCAAGGTAATAGATAATTTCTATGAAGATTTAACTCCTAAACAAGTAGATGATATAGAAGGACTAAAAGGAGATAAACTTCCTTTTGAGCAGCAGTTTTTCAGGTTACCTGAAAAGGATTATGTTAAAATTGAAGATGAGTTGCCAAAATCTACAAGATCTGGTTATTTAGATGAAAGTGGAAATATAAGAGTAATAAAAGTTATTTGGAAGTCAAGGCAAAAAATAGGATTTCTAACCTATTTAGACGAAAACGGTGAACAACAGGAAACGATAGTTAGTGAAGAATTTAAGGAACAAAAGGATAATCCGGATGAACAGGTTATCTGGAAATGGAGAAATCAGTATTGGGAAGGTACTAAGATAGGTCAGGATATTTATATTAATATGAGGCCTAAAACTCAACAATTCAGAAGGATGGATAATCTTTCCGCTTGTAGTTCGGGAATAATAGGCACTGTATATAATGCTAACAACTCCAGAGCAACATCTCTTATGGATAGGTTAATTCCTTGGATATATCTCTATGTAACTATTTGGTATAGGACAGAGTTACTAATAGCCGCTAATCAAGGAAAGATAGCACTTATTGACCTTGCTCTTATTCCTAAAGGGTGGGAAGTAGATAAGTGGTTATACTATGCAAGTATAATGAAGTTTGGTTTTGTAGATAGTTTTAACGAAGGAAATCAAGGACAGGCAACAGGAAAGCTAGCGGGAAATATTTCTACTACTCAAAACAAGTCGCTTGATTTAGAAACTGGTACCGCTATTCAAGGACACATATCTTTGCTTGAATATGTAGAGGACAAACTTCATGAACTCTCTGGAGTTACCAAACAGAGAAAAGGGGCTATAGCAGAAAGAGAAGCTGTAGGTAACGTAGAAAGAACTATTGTTCAATCTAGCCATATTACTGAAAAGTGGTTTCAAGTTCATAATTGGACAAAGCAAAGAGTTTTAGAAGGACTTATTGAGGTAGCAAAGGATACTTGGTCTGGTGATACTAAAAAGTTACAATATGTGTCAGATGATATGTCCACTGTCTTTTTCTCTATAGATGGAAACGAATTTATCAATTCAGAATTTGGAGTCTTTGTAACTAATGCTTCTAAAGATCAAGAAGCTTTGCAAGCGCTTAAGCAGCTCACTCAAGCAGCACTTCAAAATGATAAGATTTCATTTTCCAATGTTATAGATCTTTATCTTAATGAATCTCTTTCTGGAATCAAGAATAAGTTAAGAGCTGCTGAGGTAGAAAGAAATCAAGAGATACAAGCACAACAGACTCAACAGCTTAAATCTAATGAAAATGTTACTCAAGCCCAGATAGAGGCAAGAGAACGAGAACTTGATAGGGAAGATACTAACCAAGAACTTGATAGAAGAAATAAGATAGATGTGGCACTTATTCAAGCTCACTCAAGAAAAGGTTCCGAAGAAGAAGGGGAACCTATAAAGGATAGAGGAGACGAAAAGATGTCTCTTGAAAGGGAAAAAATAAAGAATAAACAAAATATTGAAGAACAGAAACTTCGTATTCTGAGAGATAAGCAGAAAGAAGACTCTAGGTTAAAAGAGAAACAAATTGCTCTTAACAGTAAGAATAAGGCGAAGAAGACAAAACGATAATTTTAAATATTATTATTTCTTAAAACAATAATTAAAAATATTATCCTTAAAACTAAAAATATTATTCAAAATATTAGGAAAATCGATTTCTTTTTTGTATCTTGTGCCCGGTTATTAGTGGAAAGGTAAATAATGGATAAAAAGAAGTATTTGAGAGAAGTCTCTGAATCAATATCCGATATAGAGCTTAGTAAGGATGAACTTAGAAAGAAACTCCTTGGCAATTGTTACAAACCGGTTCCTTATAAAAGAGAACTTCATCTTTCTCTAAAGTATGGGTTAAGTATAGACGATTACTATGAATTGCTTTACAAACAAGAGGGAAAATGTTTAATTTGTGGAATACATGAGAGTCAGCTAAAAAGAAGTCTTTCGGTAGATCATAACCACTTAACTGGAAAAGTAAGAGGACTAATTTGTACTAATTGCAATACAGGACTTGGATGTTTTAAAGATAATACACAATTATTAGGAGCATCTATTAAATATTTAGAAAAAACTTAAAAGGATACACAAATTATGGATATAGGAGAAGGAATACAAGGCTTAGACATAAGCGTATTAAACAAAGACAAGGAAGATTTTGATACTCCTGAACCCTTATTGGGATTAGGGATAAGGGCTGGAATACCTACAGAGGAAGATCTTTTTAAAGGAGATAGGAAAGAAGGAAAGGTAAAATCTAAAAAACCTAAAGAAGGGGAACCTGAAGAGGAAGAAGAGGAACCAGAAAATCCCGAAGGCAAAGAAGGTAAGCAAGTTAAGAAAGCTGAAGACGAAGAGGAGGAAGCAGAAGAAGAGGAACCAGAAAATCCCGAAGGCAAAGAAGGTAAGCAAGTTAAGAAAGAAGAAGAAGAAGAAGAGGAAGAAGAGGAAGTTTCTCCAATTCGTATCTTTGCAGAAACTCTTAAATCACAAGGAACAATAGAAGATATTCCCGAAGACTTTGAAGAAAGTTCTGAAGGTATTCATAAACTTATAGATGCGGAAATAGAAAGTCGTAAGCAAAAATGGGTAGATGAACTTCCGGAAGATGTAAAATACTTTGTAGATAATTGGAAAAAGGGAACACCTCTTTCTGATTTAGTTTCTTTAGAAGCTTCTATAGAAAGCTATGAAAAGATAGATAAAGATGGCATAAAAGAAAATGAACCTCTTCAAAAGTCTTTAATAAGAGATTATCTCGTAAGAAACGGCTGGGACGAAAAGGACGTAAAAGAAGAAATTGAAGAAAACTTAAGTTCAGGAACTTTGGAAACTAAAGCAAAAAGATATTTATCTGCTTTAGTAAAGGATGAGAAAGAAGAAAGAAAAGCTTTTGTAGAGCAAAATAATGAAGCTCAAAGAGAAAGAGTAGAGTACTATAGACAACAGGTAGATAACTTAAGAAAAACTCTAAAGGATAAAAAAGAAATAATTCCTGGTATTCAACTTACAGATAGGGATAGAAAAGTAGTATTTGATGGTGTTACTAAATTCGATAAAGAAGGAAAGAATGCCATAATGAGATACCGACAGAAAAATCCCGAATTTGATTTAGTAACTTCTTATTTGGCTCTTGTTTTAAACAATGATTTTTCAAAAGTAGACCGGGCAGCTGTTACCAAAAATACAAGGAAGATTAAAAGTAAGATGGAGGGAACTTCTAACAAAAAAGACACTCTTAAGGGTGTAGATATAAACATAATGAGGAAGGCATTGGAACAATTCTAACAAACCAATAATACGATAGAGAGGCCTCTATCAAATAACTAAAAGATGGCACAAACAATTAATACTTTACAAGTTTATCAAGGAAAAGACTGGTCAGGTTTAACTACCGATAATCACCTGGGAACAATTTTTCAGGAACAGCCTTACCTCGCTTCAAGCGTTATGAGTCGTGTATTTGGACAATATAACCAAATGGGACTTGACGCTATTATGAATTATGTAGGAGCAGAGGAAGAGTTTCCTGATGACAGAGATTTTGAATGGTATCTCAAGGGAGATGACGAAAAATCAATTCCGGTAGTTTCCTATTCATCTTCTGATACAAACAGACCTGGTGTAAATAATAGTTCTTTTACTATTACCTTTCCTGAGAAATGGTTTTCTTATAGAGATAAGTTAATTTCTGATAACAGAGATTATTCTGTAAGAGTAATGAGTGAACCGGAAGCATCTGGCACTGATTGGGTATATACTGTAGAGTTGATGACTGGTGACCCAGCTTTGTTTATGCCTGTTAGCCTATTAGCTGCCAACGCTGAGTTTTCTAAAGAATACTCCCCTGTGTCTAAAACTCTTTCTAAAGGGGGCGGGGTAACAAGTTATACCTCTCCTTTTAAGATGAGGAACAGCTTTAGTGCTTTTAGGAAGCAAGATGTCATTCCTGGGAACATGATTAATCGTCCTTTGGTTATTGACATGATAGACCCGGCTTCTAATAAGAAAACTAAAATCTGGACACAATATGCTGATTGGGCTTTTTTGTCTCAATGGTATCAGGAAAAAAATAGAAATCTGATGTTTTCAACATCTAATAAGACCTCTCAAGGTACTTATAAGATGAAAGATGATTCAGGTTTTGAAATTAAAGAAGGTTCGGGAATACGAGAGCAGATAGCTCCCGCCTATAGATTTAGCTACACTTCTTTTACTATAGCCTGGTTAGAAGATGTTTTGTTAAATCTTTCAATAAATATTTTACCTGAAGATAGCAGACACTTTGTAGCTTTAACAGGTGAACGTGGGATGGTTCAATTTCACCGAGCACTTGAAAGCGAAGTTGCACGTTTCCAGCCCCTTGACTCAAAACGAGTTAGTGGGTCAGGTCAAAATTTAGGTTTTCAAGGACAATATAGAGAATATATGGGTCCTCAAGGAGTTAAGTTTACTCTCTTGCATCTACCTGAATATGATAATGCTGTGACTAATAGGATTCCTCATCCTGATGGTGGGATGACTGAAAACTATCGTTATACAATTTTAAACTTTGGTACAAGTGGTGGAAAGAAAAATATACGAAGAGTATATCCTAAAGGAGAACGAGAAAAACTATGGCATATACCAGGTTCATGTTCACCTTTTGGACCTAATACAAGTTTTAGAACTCAAGCTGCAAGTGCTGTAGATGGTTATGAGATTTACGCTATGGCGAAACAGGGAGTTATAGTGGAGAATCCCTTGTCATGTGGCGAGCTCATATATAGTGCGACCAGTTAATGCTGTATCAAAATATTTGTGGTATTTACAAAATTACAAGCCCAACAAATAAAATTTATATTGGGCAGTCTTATAACATAAGAGGAAGATATATAAGATATAAGAAGTTAAGTTGTATAAAACAATCAAGACTTTACAACTCTTTAAAAAAATATGGTTGGAAGTCTCACAAGTTTGAAGTATTAGAAGAGGCCTTAAAAGAGGAGTTAAACGAACTTGAAATAAAATACATAAACAAGTATAATTCTACAGATAGAAATTTTGGATTAAATCTTAACAGTGGTGGTTTCAATGGAAATCATTCTGAAGAAACAAAAGATAAAATGAGGCAAAAAGCTATTGGAAGAAAGGCATCTTTAGAGACAAGAAAAAAAATGTCCCTTGCTGGAAAAGGAAGAAAGAAATCTGAGGCGTGGAAAAGAAAAATTGGATTGTTATCTAAAAATAGAGTGGAAGTTTATACAAAAATAGGAAAAACAGTAGTAAAGTTTAAGAGTATGACTGATGCTGGAAAAATATCAAGTTATTCTAGAACTATGATAGGCAAATTAGTTAAACAAGGCACTAAAGATTCCAGATACGGATATATCTGGAAAAAAGTAGAATAACATAAATTAATGGAAGGTAATAAATTATGGAAAAAGGAAACAAAGAAGTAGGAATTTTGGAACGGGAAGTGGTTCCAAAGAAAGTAAGTATAAAACAGATTAGACGAAGTGGACTTCCGGTTCCGGAAGATCACGATGGAGCATACCGATTTACTGGGGCTTCAGAGTTTTTATGTCCACAGTTTAAAAGAGGTACAAAAGAATTAGTAACAGGGTTAACCCCTAAACAGGAAAGGGACCTTGAGAAGAAGTTGAACCTTCCCGGTGTATCCGAAAAACTTCCTCAAGGCACTCTTTCCCGATATAATATGGAGTTCTGGGGAAAATTTAAGATAGAAATACCTAAAGGTGGAAGGGTGTTCAATCTTGAAGAAAATCCTTGGGATGAACTTTCTTGGAGAGTTTTATGTGCCCACCAAGAAGTTGCAAAAGACGAAGACGAGAGATTGATAAATGGTTTTGCAAGATACTTGCTGGCTTCTGAAGAGGAAGAAGCGGTTTCCGCTAATAAGAAATTTAGTGTTAAGAAAACCGCCTATTCAAAATACGGAAACTTAAGTTCTGAAGAACAAAAGGATTTCTTAAGAGTATGGTCTCATACTCATAAGACAGGTAATGTAACCGTTAACGAAAATACAAAAGCTTCTATGATAGAAGCTGCAATAGGACAAATAATTGAAGAGGAACCACAAGAGTTCCTGGATTTATTGCAAAGTGAAAACTACAAGACAAGGGTTTTCTTTAAAAAGTGCCTTGATAAAGGGCTCATAAACAAAGGTAGAGGTAATAAATACACTCTTCCTGGAGGAGATATCTTAGGATATACTTTAGAAGATACCGTAGATTTTCTTGCAAATCCAACAAATCAAGAAGTAGTATTAAGCTTAAAGGCAAGGTTAGAAGCAGGTAAATAAAAATTAAGAATGGCTGTAAAAACATCAAATACAAAAGCAAATATTTCAGATAGGAGAAAAGGCGTAGATAGAAATAACTTTCTCTTGGCGCAAGATTTAAGCTGGCTTCGTGTGGGAAAACTTGAAGTAGATGAATACATCATTCCTTCTGCTACTGGAGGTACGTCTTTAGTTATTAGAAATGAAGACGGAGGTGCTACTGCTAATATGTTAGACTTTAGAACTGTAAGTGCTACTCCAGCTGATGGGGACGAGATGAGGCTTAGGTTTTTTAGTCAAGATGATACAGGTGTTTCTGTTGAGGCAGGACGAATAGCATTTGTAACAAATGATGTTACTGCAGCTACTATGGATTCCTCTTTTGAGATATCTGTTATGTCAGCAGGTGTCTTAACAAGAGTACTTGATGTTAATTCCAGCGCTGCTGGAACAGTAACTTCTACTTATGAATCAGGAGATATTGTTCTTAATGATAACGTATCTCTTCAACTGGGAACTGCGGGTGCTGAATCTGATTTATCTTCTAATGGAACAAATAGTATTTGGACACTATCAAGTGGAGCTTTAAATATAACCGGTACAGGTTCTTTAACTGGTGATCGTGTTTTAATAAGTGCAGGAGCAGGAATTCTTACTACTACTGGAGATGTTTTAAGCCTTACTGCTAATAGTGCAACTACTTCAACAGGTCTGTTGAGGGCAAGTGGTACTGGGTTAACTGATGGCTGGGTATCACAATTAACTGGAGGAGGAGCTAACGCTACTGCTCTTGGGGGTGTCCTAGACATAGTTGCTGGTCTTTCCACTTTAGGTTCTGCTGTGAGAGTTGTCTCTACTGGAGCGGCTACTTCTACTACTGTTGGACATCTTTTACAATTACAAGATGATAGTAACGCTCTCGGTATTGGTATTTTTGCAACCCTTGATGGTATTACTAGTGGAGAAGGCTTTTTAATAACTCATGCTGGTTCTGCAATAATTGATGGAGGATCATTATTTAGATTAACTGACTCCGGAATTAATACTGGAGGGACAACCAATGCTGCTACTTTTGATATTCAATCAAGTGGGCAGTTAGCAGGCGTTGTTGCCGGAATTGACTCTATTGTAACTACCGGAGCAGCTTTAGAGGTAAGTACTTCAGGTATTTATACAGGTTCAGTAGGTGTTGTTGATATTAACGCTGCTGCAGCCACTACAGGTGATATTGTAGTAATAGGTGGCACAGGACTTACAGAAGGAAGTGCTTTAAGAATAAATGCTACTACAGCAACTCTTACTACTGGATTTTATATTGAATGTAATGATGGTGCTGCGAGTGATTTTACTGTTGGAGATGATGGAGCTGTGACTATAGCAGGAGGTGCTGGAACAACCGCACTTGGCATAACAGCAGGTAACATAGTTATTACTACAGGAAGTATTAATCTTACTGCAGGTAATGGTTCAATTACTAGAGCCGATGCAGGAGCTGCCTTAACACTTTCAAGAACTGAAGATGTTGCAAGTGTGCAAGTTGCTGTTTTTGAAGGAAATAGAGCTACTCCTGCGGATAATGACAATGCTTATATAAGCTTTCAATTATCCGATTCTGCTGGTAATCAAGATGAAAGTGCAAGGATTTTATGGAGAGCAACAACGGTTGCTGAGGGAGGTACCCAAGATTCAGATGTTGTTTTTTCAACAGTTTTCAACGGAGTTTTAACTGACATGTTGACTCTTGATGGAAGTGTGAGTGAACTTGTTCCTAATGTAGTAATAAACTCTGGAGCTGCTATTACAGGAACAGTTCTTACAGGAAATACTTCTGTTTCAACACCCACTTTAACGGCAGCGGCTGGACAAACTCTCACGGCAACTAGTCTAACTTTTTCACAAAGTGTTCCAACAGTAGGAACAGGCTTTGATGGTGCTTTAGTAGATGTATGGGCTCCTTTTGGAAGACATGGTGCTGCAGGACCTTATATTAACGAATTTATATTTGATTTAACTAATTTAGTTAATTCTACTACAGCAAACGACATCATTGGGGAAACCGCAACAGCAAATTGTCATTTTGGGCAAATAACAGCGGCTATTCACGGAACGGTACAAGCAATAGAAATAGTTTGTTTAGAAACTCCGACTGGTGGAGATCCTGATATTAATGTTTATAGTGCTGTTGAAGCTACCGGTACAGAAAATGATTTGATAACAGATTTAACTGAAACTCTTTTACTTGACCGTGGGGCTTCGTGGGCTAATGGAGATGTAAGAGGAACAACAGGTGTCCCTGCTGCAAATGAATATCTTTATTTAGCAGTTGGAAGTGCCGGAGGCGCTCCCGGAACATATACCGCAGGTAAGTTTAAAGTAAGAATTTACGGAACATAATAAAAAATTAAAGTAGAATAAGATGGCAGTTTCAATGGTAACTACGGCTTCGGGTGGTTTTAACGTGGAAGGAGTGGTTTTCGATTCTGGAGTAATGGACCTTAATGGTGTTGCTGATGCGATAGTGTTGGATGCTGATGGTGACACTAGTATTTCTGCACCCACAGATGATACGATAGACATAGAAATAAATGGAGCGGACGATTTTTCCATTACCTCAAATGCTCTGAATATTCTTGCTGGCAGCAGGATAACAGGAGCAGGTTCAACAGTAGTTCCCTTTGTACCGGAAGCTGCACAGCAAAATCTTTCTGGGGCAGGGGCCATAAATATTACAACGCATTACACCGCATTTACTTCAACAGGAGCTGGAAATGCATTAACACTTGCAGATGGTACCATGAGAGGACAATTAAAGTTCATTTGTCATGTAGTAGATGGTGGTTCAGGAGTTTTAACTCCAACAAATTTAGCAGGTGGAACAACTATAACGTTTACAACAGTAGGAGAATCTGCTTTATTAGAGTTTAATGGCACCGATTGGGTTGCACTTATGCTCTGGAATCCGGCCACTCCCGGAGTGCCTCCGATTCTTGCTTGAGTTTTTATAACTATGGCTAAATTGTTGGATTTAAGGGGTAAAAAATTTGGTAACCTAACTGTAAAAGAACTTACAGAAGAAAAAGACAAACGTGGTTATCGAATTTGGGAATGTATATGTGATTGCGGAAAAAATTGCAAATTTTCATCAGCACAACTTCTAAGAGAAAAAAATAAATATTGTGGTTATGGTTGTTTTACAAAGATAAACAACTTGAAGGGAAAGAGATTTGGTAGATTATTAGTAAAAGAGTTACATCCAGAAAGAAGCAATCAGTTTAGGGCAAGATGGATTTGTAAATGTGATTGCGGAAATAATATAACGGTAGTAGGAAAATATCTTTCAATAGGACATACCCGAAGTTGTGGATGTCTTAAAATAGACTTATCAAAAGAAAGATGTGGTGAAAAGAGTTCTAATTGGAAGGGTGGAAAAGATATTAAAGGTTCCGAGGCATGGGCTAACGTAAAAATATCTAGCATGCGAAGTAGTTCAAAAAGATATGGTTACACAGGTCCTTCTATAAATACTAAGGCGGAAGAAGTTATAAGATTATTTTTAGAATCTAATAAAAAATGCAATATTTGTAAAAAAGATGTTGATAGTGATGGTAGTAGAATGTGTGTAGATCACGATCATTTAACAGGAAAAATTAGAGGGGTTCTTTGTAGCAAGTGTAATATAGGATTAGGAAGTTTTGAAGATTCAATAGAAGTTTTGGAAAAGGCAATAAAATATTTAAAGGAAACGAAACCTCAATCTACTGATGTAGAAATTTATGACGAGGAAGTAACAAAAGAATTTATTAACAATTAAAAAGGAAGGGAATAAAAAATGAAAGTATTAGAAAAAGAAAAAGAAGGTAAAGAAAAAGATAATGGAACTTTAGAAGTGGTAACTTCTGCAGAATTTCAAATTACAAAAAACGATATTACAAACCTGAAAATAGTATTCGACTTAGCGATTCAGGCATCAACAAAAGACCGACAAGGATTAGCTTCAATAATAACCTTTGAAAATTCGCTGGTTGAAAAGTTAAAAAATTTTTTAAGTAAAGATAACAAGTAACAAAAACTAAATAACATGTTTAAATCAGATTATCCAGTTAACCTTTTAATAGGAGAAGATATAGCAAGGACAGCGAGTGTCGTAGTTAATGATCGTTCCTCTGCCTCGTATCTGGCAGATGGAGAGATAGTAGTATTAGACAGTACCGATGCTGTACTTGCTTCGGGTTCCACTGTTTCCGATTCTCCTTTTATAAGGATAGTTCAAAGAAATGGTGCAACTGCTAGTTCATCTGAATTAGTAAGATCTCTTCGTATTGATGGTCAGAATGTGGTTTCCTTTACAGGACAAAGCTATTCTGCTCCTCAAAACCAAAGACATCATGTAGGATATATAGGTTCAGGTGTTCTTGATATTGATAATATCAATGACAATGATTATACTTTAAGGATAACCTATAAGCATGACAAAGAGATGTGGTCTCAAAGGAATAATACCAAATCTTATTACTTTACTTCGGACGCTTCTGCAACCGCAGAGGAGGTAGCAAGGAACTTTGCTGTTCTTATAGGTGCAGATACTTCCGCAGATGTACAGGTGGAACGTCTTTGCAATGATGCGGGTGTAGCTGGGGGAAGTACTCTTACTTTGACAAATGCCTCTGCTGCTGCTACTTTAGCTGCCGCTGACGCAAACGTTGTTGTAGGTGCTTATGTAAGGATAGGAACAGCTTTAACTGATCCTGTTTACCGAGTACTTTCAGTATCAGGTTTAGTAGTAACTTTTGACCAACCTTATGAAGGGGCAAGCTCAACAGGAACAGCTTATGAGTATATTACTGCTGCTTTAGCTACTGCTGCTTTATTTGGTCTTCAACTAACCGGAGTAGTTTATACTTTTAATGCAAACTCTGTAGGAAAATTCAAATATCAGAGAGTTGTATTTGAAGTATCTTTAGGTAACTTTGGTGATACTGTGGTTACTGCTACACGAGAAGCTGCAAGAGGAAGAGGAACTTACGAACAGATTGCTGAACTTGAATATTATGCACAAGGATTTGATGGTATCATAGACAGGGTTGGAGATTCTGCTCCGGTTCTACGGGCGGCTGCTGATGCGGGTGAAACTTACGATGTTGTATCTATTGAATGGTTCGACAAGAGTGACGGCCATATCATATCAGGTACTAAACCTTCAAAGAATCAATGTTTATTAGCAATTCCTGATGGAGCTGCTCAGACTACTAATATTTTAGCACAGTTAAATCCTTGGATGGCTTCAACGCCTAAGGCTTTTGCAGGTGTTGTTGTTTAACTTTTAAAATTATAATAAAATGGCTCAACTAAAAGCAAATTATAGAATTACATCTCTTACCTTTACAGCTGCAGATGTAGATATCGCAAACGATAGAATTACTGTTGCAAATCACGGATTAAGAGTTGGGGATGCAATAGGTATTGCACCCACTGCAGCAGGAACTATTCCTGCGGGATTAGCAGTTACAACTCCTTACAATGTTATTGTAGTAGATGCTTCTACAATATCTTTAGCAGCAAGTTATGCGGATGCTTTTGCAGGTACTGCAGTTAATATTACATCTGTTGGAGTGGGAACACAAACTCTATATGTAGGAGGTATAGGAAGAGTGTTGTTACAACCATTTCCTTTAAACGGTGTTATAAGAAATGTAAGTTATGATGTTATCACTACCTTTGATTCAGCAGCAACCAGTGATGGAGCAGCTGTTGATGCCGCTGCTATAGGTCTTGAACTTATAACAATATCTGGAGCAAGGGTTATTGCCCAGTCTGTATCTATTATGGACGAAACTGATGCAACTGCTACAATTAGTAATGGTGCTAATGGTTGGGATGCTGGAGTAGGATCTCTAGATGCGCTTGTGATTCCAGACTTTGCAACTGTAGATGATGATGTTAAACCAACTGATGATACTTGGTTAGCAGTATCACTAGAAGACAATGGTGAAGTTGTAAGGGTGGGAGAAGCAAATATCATCATAGATTACTATGTATCATTCACATCAGCATAGGTAACATAAAATAAACTAAATCAAAGAAGCGGAAGCGGAACCAAATCCGTTTCCGTTTTTTTTTTGAATAAAAAATTAAGTAATGAGTCTTGATATTAACATTTGTCAATCAGAGAACTGCAGCCGGATTGGATTATCTGACGAAACCGGAATATATTCTGCAACATCAAATACTTCTGGATACCGTACTACGAATTTACCTTCTATACAAAGGGTACAGACTAATGCGGAGCTTACTCTGAATGGTGATTACTTCTTTGTAAGAACTCCTCAAACTACTTATCATGTGTGGTATGATGTGGGTAATGTTGGTACACCTGATCCTGCTCCCGCAAACTCTACTGGAATAGAAGTAACAGGTGTAACTGCTCTCATGAGTGCTACTAATGTGGCAGCACAAACAGTAATTTCTATAAATGCTTTTACTGCTTGGGTTTCTGGAGATAGAGGTTTTACGTCAACATCTGTTGCAGATAGGATAGACATAACTAACGTACAAACTGGTGGAGTTCTTGCTGCTTCTGACGGAACTGCTCCTGCTAATACGGGATTCACTTTTTCAGTAGTGCAAGCAGGTACTTGGACTGGTGTGGGTATAGGCGATGTAACTAGTGCTTATGTTCATTATGAGCTGCCTGGAGTAACTTATACACATAAGACTTTTGAAGGTCTTGCAACTGTTGTTAACATAACTACTGATAGAATAACTTTAACTGGACATGGTTTTTTAGTAAGAGATCAGGTAGTATTAGAATCAGAAAATAATCCTTCTACTCTTCCTGGAGGTTTGGTAGAAGATAGAATATATTACATAATAGCTGTAGATACCAACACCTTTTCTTTAGCATCTTCTGCTGCTAATGCTACTGCAGGAACAGCAATAAACTTGACAAGTGTTGGAAGTGATACTATTACTATTCATAATAACGTAATTAATGTTTACTCTATTTTGCCTAACATAACGGATACTCAATTTACAATAGATACTTCTGATGTAGATGGAGGAGTAAAAGGAACAAAGTTTTCTGATGGAACTTTAATACTTAAATACGTTATAAGCGGTAACGGAGGAGGAACAGCTTTTACAGAAATTGTTTACAGAGAGTTTTTACTATATTGCCAAAATAGATGTTGCGTTTCCGATATGATTTCAGATATACCTGAAAAGGATTGTAATTGCAATGATTTAATAACTGATAGAGCATTGTTTGCTTTTACTATGTTACAAGCATTAAAATATGCTGCTAATGTAGGAAACAGGTCAAGGGCTAAAAGTATTAATACTACTCTTTCGAATTTATGTGAAAGTAGCAACTGTAATTCTTGCGGTAAAAAAAGATAATTGATGACGGTATCTCAGTTACATTTGGAGTTTCGAATTGGTTTGGACAAAGTCCTTTCCTTAAATGCTCCTGGATTTACAGCTGAGGAAATAGATACTTTACTTAATAATGCACAAGAGGAGTTTATTGAACAGAGAGCGTATAGAACTAATCCAAAGGGTACAGGTTTAGAGGAAGATCAAAAAAGGCGAGATGACTTAAGGGCTCTTATAAAGAATTA